TAACATCACAGGCACCTGATGCAAAACCGGTCGCCAAGTCTTTTACTTTGACTACCAATTGGTTGGCAATGATAGAAGTACCGAACTATGAAGTTCCAGAGCTAGTCTTTGGTGGTTCAACAACAACTGAACCTGGTGTTGGTGAAGTTATTTCACCTCTCATTTTATGCAACATCACATCTAACACTGTGTTAGTTGACGTTGAAGTACACAGAGAAGATATTAACGCAGAATTTTATCTGGTTAGAAATCTACAAATTCCGGGTTATGATACTATTCCGCTACCTCTTAACGGACAATTCTTCAAATCAGGCGATTTATTAAATCTTAAAGCCGATACAAACTTGGCAGTTCACGCTACGTTATCGTTCACGTTGGGTCAAGCCGAAGAGGATGACGTCTAATGGCATTTAATTCAATAAGCGGAAGTAAGATCATTGGACAAGGTACACCGCAAGCTGTACCTATCCAACTAGATCCTAGTCCGTATAAGGGAGCCGTTGCCTTCGGGGCAGACGGCTTAATTTATGTTTCTAACGGAACTGCTTGGAACGCTGTTGGTGCTGGCATCCAAGGTACAACAGGTCTTCAAGGTGATGATGGTTTACAGGGTACACAAGGTACTTACGGCCCAGGATTTGATGTTATTGGCTCAGTTGCCGATGTCGATACTGGCGGTGATCAACAAGCAACTCTTAATGCAGCTTTTCCAAGTGCAGCTCTCGGTAACGGTGTTATTGATAATACTGATGATGAGCTCTGGGTATATGACGGCGCAGTCTGGGTAAATGTTGGTTCATTCCGTGGTATTCAAGGTTTTATTGGTAATCAGGGTACACAAGGTAATCAGGGTACTATTGGTGAAGAAGGTATTCAAGGTTCTCGCGGCTATAGAGGTTTTCAGGGTTTTCAAGGTAACCAGGGTACAACAGGTATTCAGGGCATGCAAGGTATTCAGGGAAACCAGGGTACTCAAGGTATCCAAGGCGTTCAAGGCCCTCAAGGTACGCAAGGTGTACAGGGTTTACTCGGTAATCAGGGTACGCAAGGACCGCAATCTATTCAAGGTACAACAGGTATCCAGGGTGATTTAGGTTTCCAAGGTTTCTCAGGCGATGACTCAGGAATGGTTGTCCAATATAATGTAGGACACACATTTGCAGAACCAAGTCCAGCTACTTCTGGATTTATGGTATTCAATTCTCCAGCAGCAGATACTGGCGCATTAACTGGTGCAACTAAACTTTGGATTGCTGATAGCGATACATTTAATATTGATTTAACAGCTTACTTTAACGCAATAGGTTCATCTAGCTCTACTAATAAAGGTTATATGAAATTCACATTACGCGATAACCCTAGTAAGTATGCGATATTCTCAATACAGGGACTTACTGATGATGGCAATTACTTTGATTTAGATGTTACTTATTTAAGTGGTAATGGTCTCAAAGAAGATTTTGTTGCTGAGGATTTACCTTCTAACCCAGGTACATATATTTCATTACCATGTATCGTAGCATTTGATATATCAGGTGACAGAGGTTTCCAAGGTATTCAGGGTTTACAAGGCTTGCAAGGAATACAGGGAATTCAAGGCTTACTAGGTAATCAGGGTACGCAAGGACCGCAATCTATTCAAGGTTTACAAGGCTTGCAAGGCCCTCAGGGAATTAAAGGTATTCAAGGAAATCAAGGCCCTCAGGGTACGCAAGGTATTCAGGGTACACAATCAGTTCAAGGTATTCAAGGTGTGCAAGGTGGAACCGGTACACAAGGTATTCAGGGAACTCAAGGCCATCAAGGCGTGCAAGGTTTACAAGGCTTTCAGGGTCCTCAAGGAACCACTGGTATTCAAGGCGATACAGGTTTTCAGGGTACGTTGGGTAACCAGGGTATTCAGGGCATTGGAGGTAATCACGGTGGATTAACTTTCGAATGGAACTTTATTTCAAACGTAACCGCAAATACAAGTCCTGGTACAAGTAATTGGAAAATAAACAACGCTGATATTACTCTTGCTACAAAATTAACTATTGATGATGTACCTCTAGATAACTATACTAATGACGTCGATGAACTATTCGATTACTTAGATTCAAATCAATCTTCAATTAAAGGTCAAATCTTTATTGAAAGTGAGCACGATGACAATGGTCCTCCAGGTCACCACTTCGTAGTTTACGAATTCTCTGATTTTACATGGGATAGTGCATCTAAAACATGGGGCGAATTTGACGTTAACTATGTTCACTCTTCGTCTGTGTCAGCTAATGATTGGAATACAGTAGCAGCAGAGCACGGATCAAAAGCTGTAATTAACTTTATTCCAGCAGGAGAACGTGGTACACAAGGTGTTCAAGGACACCAAGGCGTTCAAGGAGTTCAGGGCGTTCAGGGTACGCAAGGTCCTCAATCTATTCAGGGTACGACTGGTATTCAAGGCAGCCAAGGTACGCAAGGTGCTGAAGGTGCAAGAACATTTACTGTCATAAACTCTGGTAGTTCTGACTATCTAATAGATACGGTTGCTGATCCTACTATTCACCTTATCAGAGGATTTACGTACATATTTAACGTAGATGCTCCAGGCCATCCATTCGATATTAGAGTTTCAAACGGTGGAGCTCAATTCAATGACGGTGTTACGAATAACGGCGCAGCTTCTGGACTTATCACGTTTAGAGTTCCATGGGATTCTCCTGCTACTTTGTATTATCAATGCCAATTGCACTCAGGAATGGGCGGAGTTATTGTTACTTCAGATCTTGGTCCTCAAGGTACTCAAGGTATTCAATCGCTTCAGGGTATTCAAGGTATATTAGGTTTACAAGGTGATACTGGTGCTGGTAACCAAGGTATTCAAGGTACTATAGGTTTACAAGGTGATGACGGAACACAGGGTGTTCAGGGTTTCCCTGGTCCGATAGGTCCTCAAGGTGTACAGGGCTCGTTAGGTTTACAGGGTAATTTAGGTTCTCAAGGTACGACCGGTAGTTTCGGTGGCGTTACATTTGACTATACGTTTAGCTCAACAACTACGGCAGGAGATCCAGGTGTTGGTACCATGCGGCTCAATAATGCTGCTGCTTCTGGAGCAACATCACTTTACATCGATGATAGAGATGACAACTTTACAGATATTCAGCCGTTCCTTAGAACTATTGATGACTCTACGTCACCTATTAAAGGTCACTTTAAAATATCTATTAATGGTTCACCGGATCAATTTGCAGTATACACAATTAATGCTTTAGCAGAAGTTTCTGGATATTTCTCAATTAGTTGTATATATGTAAACGGATCAATAGCTGGATCATTCGCTGACGCAGCTGATGTTGTAATAACATTCGCTAGAACAGGTGATATCGGTGCAGACGGTCCTCAAGGTACAACAGGTATCCAAGGTAATGACGGTTTCCAAGGTACAGCGGGTTTTGTAGGCGGTGAAGGTACACAAGGTTCTCAGGGTACGCAAGGTATTCAGGGCCTTCAGGGTTTACAAGGTGATGAAGGTATAGGTATTCAAGGTTCAACTGGTCTTCAAGGACCAGAAGGACCAGCTGGCGATGAGGGCGAAGTCGGTGGAGACGGTCCTCAAGGTGTTCAGGGCTTATTAGGTTTCCAAGGTGCCGAAGGTTTCCAAGGTATGCAAGGGTTTCAAGGTACACAGGGCGTAGGTGCTCCTGGCGCATCTGGTATCCAGGGTAATGACGGTTTCCAAGGTACACAGGGTATGCAAGCTGCACAGGGTATCCAAGGTAATCTAGGCCCAATCGGTTTCGGTACACAGGGCGTTCAAGGTGTTCAAGGCTTCCAGGGTGAAAGCGGTTTCCAAGGTTTCGGAGGTTTACAAGGTATATCAGGTTCAGGTAACCAAGGTGTTCAAGGTTTTAACGGCTTCCAAGGTTTCCAAGGAGATAACGGTTTCCAAGGACCTTCAGGCGCAGGTAATCAAGGTACACAGGGTTTTCAGGGTGCTGCTGGTATCGGTGATGAAGGTCTTCAAGGTACACAGGGTTTACTAGGTTTTCAAGGCTTATCGGGAGATGAAGGTCAAGGCGGTGTTCAGGGTTTCACTGGTTTCCAAGGTTTTCAAGGATTTCAGGGTATTAGCGGTGGTTTAGGTAATACTGGTTTACAAGGTTTTCAAGGTACAGACGGTACTGGTATTCAAGGCGTTCAGGGTCAAACAGGAACTGGTGCGCAAGGCCATCAAGGTACACAAGGTATTCAAGGAAACTTAGGATTCCAAGGTGCTATTGGTGGTGGTGTTCAAGGTTTCCAAGGTACAGAAGGCTTCCAAGGTGACTACGGTTTCCAAGGTACGCAAGGTGTGCAGGGACCGGGCAACGAAGGTGGTGTTGGTAACCTACAGAACGTTCACACTTCTGGTCTACAGGGTACTCCACTATTCATTCCAATGTTTGAAGCTGGAGCTGATCAAAGACAATTATTAGCAACAACTGGTCCAAACCCAGGTGGTGAAAGCAACTTCTATTATACATCAGATGTTGATGAATTAAGCCTAGAAAACTTAGCACTCGGTGGTAACTTGGATGTTACTGGTACAGTATCTATGGGCGCGTTAACGGGATTGACCTCAGACTTAAACTTACCAAACGACGTTTATATGGGCTTTGGTACTAACCAAGCTACTAAAGTCGGATTTGATACTACTGGTTCTGGAACATTCAATATTGACGTTGACACAACTGTAACAACTGCGGTATTGATTGAAAAAAGATCAGACGGATCTGCGTTGTTTACTTTTGATACAGCAACCGGCAATTTTACTGCCTCAGGTGATGTTACAACAAACTCTGATAGAAGACTCAAAACAAATATAGAAACTCTTACTCAAGCATTACCGAAAGTAATGGCAATGAGAGGTGTATCTTTTAACATGAAAGATAATCCTGATATAGCAAAGATCGGACTTATTGCGCAAGAAGTTGAAAAGATTGTCCCGCAAGTAGTTATCACTGATAATTCAGATGATAAGATTAAATCAGTTGCTTATTCATCATTAGTAGGCCTCTTAATTGAAGCTATTAAGGATTTAAAAGGCGAAGTAGACGAAATAAAAATTCAATAAAACTTTGTAGATCTGTTGGGTTTAAATGAGGGGGTCTATTTTAGTACCCCCTTATTTTTTATAAATAGATAAAAGTAATAAAGAGATGAAGACATGGGATCCAAAGCAAATATCTATATAGATCAAGGTACAGATTTTCGCATCACGTTGGAGTTGTTCGACGGTGATGATGACGATTTGGTGATCAGTACTTTTAGTTTCTTCGCAGATCTAAGAAAGATGTACTCTTCAAAGAGAACAGCTGAGTTTGTTGTAGAAAAAAACGCAAACGACATAACACTTGTTTTAGAGGCTGATGTAACAGCTAACTTAAAACCTGGGAAATACGAATATGATGTTTTAATGAGAAAATCCAGTGGTGAGATGTCCAAGATAGTTGAAGGACTAGCTATTGTTATTCCTACTATCACGGAGGTATAACTGGTGAGTATTAAAGTTAAAGTAGGCGCACCTAATAATATCAGGATTGTAGCTGCTGCAGAAAAGAAACCATTAATTACTCCAGATTCGATTACTTTAGGCATCGATACAGTAGGTCAGTATGTAGCAAAGATTGATGCTGGTTCAGGCATTATTGTTACACCGGAACTTAATGTAGAGAATGCAAATCTTGTCATATCACACGCATCTACATCAACTGAAATAAGTTCTAATAACGCAGGTTTAGTTTTTGCTGGCAATATTGATATAGATCAATTCGGTCACGTTACACAATTCAATAATCGTTCTTTTTCTAATACAAATTTCTCATACGCAAATTCAGTTATCAGTACTAATGATTTAACTCTTGGTACAACGTCGTTAACAGTTGGTGAGACATCAAATACAATAGTTGGCTTAACAAGTTTTGAAGCTGGTGGTGTAGAATTATTTAATAGAAAGTTTACAGCAAACGGTAATATTAGTTTTGAGCCAGGCAGTAACAATGTTATTGACATGGGTTTCTCAAGAATTGCTGGTGTTTCAACTCCTATTGATGGATTTGATGCTGTTAACAAAACTTGGCTTGAATTTGAATTAGAGCGTGTAGAAAATACTGTTAAAGTTATTGAAGATCCTATTCTTCCTTCAGATGCCACTAATAAAAGATATGTTGATAACTTAGTTAATGGCTTTGTTGTTAGACCACAAGCTTTAGCTGCTACAGTTGCAGATCTTGGTGCTGCTTTTGAAGAAGGTAATACAAGTGTAAGAGATACACTTACTATTCCGCCAGTTAACTTTTTATATATCGATGATGTTACTACTTGGACATTAGGCGCAAACCTTCTTGTTAAAGACCAGACAGATGCTACTGAAAACGGCTCGTATAATGTTAAGCAAATTGGTAGTGCCAATACAGCTTGGATTTTTGAAAGAGCTGATTTCTCTACAAACACTGAACTTCCTGGTTCTTATGAATTTGTTACTGACGGTACAATTAACGGCGGCACAGGTTGGGTTGCAACAGTTCTAGATGCTTCGAGCTTTAATCTTAATACAGATGCGATTGAATGGGCTCAGTTCCAAGGTGAAGGTACATTCACAGCTGGCGCAGGTTTAAATCTTAACGGTACACAATTTAACGTATCAGAAACATTGCCGCTAAATCAAATTAATCCAGTAGGCGACGACTTGATTATAAGTGGAAGTTCTGCGTTAAGATTACCGACTGGTAATATAGCTCAAAGACCAACGGCTTCTGCAGGTCAAATAAGATTTAATAATCAAGATAATCAATTTGAAGGTTATGACGGCGTAGCATGGGCAGGACTTGGCGGTACTGTTGATGTTGACCAAGATACGAAAATCGTAGCAGAAACTTCTCCTGGCGCAGATAATGATCAACTTCAGTTCTATACTGGTGGCACATTAGCAGCGATGATCAATGCTAATAATGTAACGTCTTTTTACGGTGATGTAAACATAAATGCACTTGGTTCTTCATTAAATCCTAACGTTGACGGCACTCTTAGTCTTGGTAGTAATTCTAAGAACTTTGATAAAATATTTACTTCTAAGATTGGATCTGATGATCAAAGCGTCAGAATTGACACTACTGGATCTATCGTATTACCAAAAGGTACTGCTGCGCAAAGACCGGTAGGAATAATAGGCGCTTTACGTTATAACACTGAAGATGACAGATTTGAAGGTTACGATGGTACTGTTTGGGCAGGTCTTGCTGGATCTGTTATGGATCTCGACAGGAATACATATATTATTGCTGAAACAGCTTCTGGCGATGACAACAACGATTTGGATTTCTGGACAGCTAATACTCATAGAATGCAGATTGATCAAGATGGTAACTTAAACTACGGTCAAAGCTTTAATAAAATTATATTCAATTATAGCACAGGAAATTTAATTGTTAACAGCGAAATAGGAGCTGCGAGCAATTTAGTTTTAAACCCTACTGGCTATATTGATGCTGCTAATAATACGATTACAAACGTTGCAGATCCAGTAAATCTTAGTGATGTTGTTACTCTTAATTATTTAGGCGGATCGTTCTCATCTAAGCTTCAAATTATTGATAATGCAAATACACATCTTACAGATATAGATTTACTTCAAAATCCAACTCTATCAATTGGCAGAGGTTTAGAACTTCAGAGTATTGATAGTGCCAATAATGAATTAAAAATTGGTCTTGACAATCCTATGACTGGCTCTACAGGAATGTACGGTACTGATGGATTTACTCCTCGTATTCGTATTACTGAAGATGGTCGTATTGACTTTGCTACAGATATTCCTCTTGAGCTTCAAGCTAACGCGATTCCAAACTTTACAGAAACATCTCGTGATATTATCGGGCAAATGTTTGTCCTTGGTAATGCAAATAACGAAGGTATCATTGCAGTAAACGACGATCCAAACGATGTAATGAACCTTAAGGCCGAAAACTTTAATATCTCTTTGGCCGGCGATCTGATAGGTTCATCTCAGGTAACAAGATTATCTAATACAGAAATTTCTGCAACTATTACTGCAGATTATGTTTCTGATATTACACCCGTTGGTCCTAGTTCAGGTATTAGTATTACACAACCTAGCGGACCAGCTGCAAATGTAGCTATAGGGATCGATTACTCTCATGTTGATACGCTTTATGCTACATTAACTGGTGCAACATTTGCAGGTAACGTGTTTGCTCCAAGATACTATGATAGCGACAACAATAATTACTTCGGTGATTTTGCTGGAGAAACAAGATTAAACCAATTAAGAGTTGGTTTTGGATTAACAACTTCTCAAATCAGCTTTGCAGACGGTGTTGGAAGTCAATCGACATTATATGCTGGCGGCGGAAAAATTGGTTTCTTAAATAACACGTTTAACTTTGCTGCATATTCTGAAAAGACCACTGGCAATTGGGTTGTAGATAATGGTGATGTATTGGCAGAAAGGTTTGTTGATGCAGACTCAACATCTTTCTTTATCCATCCGGGTGGTACAGATTCATACATTAAAGCTTTAGATGTTCAAGATAACTTTAGAGCAGGCGCTGTTTTAGTTACTTTAAGAACAATTTCAACTGCTGCTGGAACTGGTGACTTAATACTTGATTCAGATTCTAATGAGATTTCAGTAGCTTCAAATAAGATTACAAACCTTGCAGATCCTACTAGCACGCAAGATGCAGCTACTAAAGCATATGTTGATAGTGTTGCTCAGGGTTTAAGAGTTATTCCAGCTGCTAAGGCTGCGACAGTTGCAGATCTCGGTGCGACATACACATTTGCCGCGGGTGCAAGCACTTTGTCAATAAATGCTGGTGCCCTACTCGATATCGACGGTGTTTTAACTTGGTCATTAGGTGATAGAATTCTTGTAAAGAATCAAACAAACGCTGATGAAAATGGCTCATACGAGCTTACAACTATCGGAGACATATCTAATCCATTCATCCTTACAAGAGGTGAATACTTTAATCAAACATCTGAAATTCCTGGCGCATTCCAATTCGTAACTGATGGTAGTGTAAATAGTAACTCAGGATATGTCGCAACTGTAGTTGATGCAGAAACGTTTGTTCTTGGAACAGATGATATTACGTTCTATCAATTCTCTGGCGCTGGTACATATACCGCTGGAAATCAATTAACGTTAACCGGGACTGAGTTCTCGGTTACTAATCCACAAATTACCATTATTGGTGAAGCTGGAGCAAATCAAGATATATTATTGGGTGGAAGTTTAGAATTTGAAGGTACAGATGGCGTAAATACGACAATCTCTGCTGGTAAGGTTTCCATTGCTGTTGATGAAATAGATGGTGGTAGTTTTTAAATAAACTATATTACTATTATCTTATTGGCTATATAGCTATTATACAGAAGGGGCATAAATATGTCAACAATTAAATTACGCCGTAGTTCGGTTGCTGGGAATATTCCTACAACAGCACAGTTAGCTCTTGGCGAAGTAGCAATTAACACGCAAGATGGTAAGTTGTATTTTAAGAAATATGACGCTGCATCTAACACAGAATCCATCGTTGATATATCCGCAGATCTCGACCCTTCTGCTATTCTTACTCTTATTAAAACAGTTGACGGCGCAGGCTCTGGCCTTGATGCTGACCTGTTAGATGGACAGTCTGGAGATTATTATCTAGATTACAACAACTTTACAAACGTTCCTGCAGCGTCTCTAGACCTCACTCTTACTGGTAAAGTAACAGGTACAGCTTTCTCTAATACCGGTGTAATGACTCTTACTACTGAGCTGGCTAACACTGGTGTCATAGCAGGAACATACGGTACGTCATCTCAAATACCGGTTATTACTATCGACGAAGATGGCAGAATTACGACTGCAGGTAATACCGCTGTTGCTGGTGTTGATGACTTTACTTGGAATACTGCAAACAATACATTACAAGTTGATACGGGCGATGGTTCGTCGTTCTTTGCAGATATATCTGACTTTGGTGATCCTGTAAATATTAATACTACTTCAAGTGTTTACTCAGATTCATTTGATTTACTATCAAATAACCCTCTTACTTTCGGTTATAACGCTGGTGCTTTACCTCAATCAGTTCTTGGACCAATAAGAGATGATACTGCAGGTAACTCAGCTCTTGGCATTAGATTATACAATTATGGAACAGAATCTACAGGAGATTTTGCTATTATTGGTAAATCAAACGCATCAGGTTCTGCAGAACAATTACTTAGAGTTAATTGGGACGGGTCTTCTGTAGACTTAACTGCTCCTAAATTAAAATTAGGTGATACATCAAACAACTCTACAACTTCAACTATTGAAACTTCAGGGCTGTTGATAATTGATCCAGCACCAATTGGCGGAGATGTTGCAGGCGCTGTAAGAATTAAAGGTGACTTGTTAATTGATGGTGATTTCAAACAAGATTTAACCGTTACTTTGACAGGAGACGTTACAGGTACTGTAACTTCAAACAATACGATTATGTCTGTTGCTACAGATATTGCTGCAACCACAGTAAGTGCTGGAGACTATGGTTCATCTACCGCAATCGCAACATTTACTGTTGACGCAGATGGTCGATTAACTGCTGCAGGCGAAGCTGCGGTATCTGGTGTTTCTGATTTCCAATGGTATTCTGCAAATAATACATTAGCTCTTAGTACAAGCACTACAGATTACAATGTCTTATTAGACGCATTTGGAAATATCACAACAGGCAATATCACAACTGCAGGAACTGTAGATGGTAGAGATCTTTCTGTTGATGGTGATAAACTAGATTTAATTGAAGCTAGCGCAACTGCAGACCAAACACCTTCAGAATTATTAACAGCGATTAAAACAGTCGATGGAACTGGAACAGGCCTTGATGCAGATTTATTAGATGGTTTACATGCTTCTGATATCCTATCTCAAGCTGCTAATACCGCTGCACAGTCTGTGGGTAATGGATTAGTAACTATCACTGCAAATAACGGATTGATTGGTTCAGGTAACTTCAATCTAAACGATGGAGTTCCAACTACGATTACCGTCGAGCATTCTGATACTTCAAGTGTTGTTGATGTTGATAATAGTGCAGGAAACGTGCTACAAGATATAGCATTTGATACGTTTGGTCATGTTCAGTCAACATCAAGTATTGATCTTGATAGTCGTTATTATACTGAAACAGAACTAGATGCAGGTCAACTTAATAGCCTTTATTATACAGAGGCTGAGCTAGACGCAGGTCAACTTAATACTCTTTATTACACTGAATCAGAGTTAGATGCTGGTCAATTAGATAGCAGATATTATACTGAAACAGAATTAGATGCTGGTCAATTAGATAGTCGATATTATACAGAAACTGAATCTGATAATAGATACGTTAATGTCTCGGGCGATACAATAACAGGTAATCTTGATATCCAAGGTAACCTAGGATTAAATCATTCAACATTCGTGTCGGCTAGTGTTACTACGACATCTACAGGATCTACTACTTTATACGCATTCCCTCTTGCTAACTTTGGCGGAGCTGAACTTTTAATATCAGCTGAAGAAGGTGGCGAAAGACACACGACTAAATTGGTAATAGCTCATAACAGTTCAATAGCAGTAGGCACAGAATACGCCTCGATATTTACTAGTTCTGAGCTTGGCGTATTTGACGTGACGATTACTAGTCCGTTAGTTATTGTGAGTGTGCAAGCTGCATCCTCGAGCTCTACTGTCTTTAAGGTGTCAGGCCAGCTTTTGAAAGTATAGTTTCATTATAAATAAAAGAAAATAGAAGCCTAACTGGGGAGAGTGAACCGAATGGCGAACGATAAAAAATTTATAGTAAAGAACGGTCTCCAATCAGAGAATAACGTTCTTATCGGCACTACCACAGACGACGGCGTAAACAAGCTACAAGTATCAGGCACAGCTAAGCTTACAAGCTCAGGATCATCGGTTCCAATTACTATTGAGAACAGCGGTGGTATTAATACTCCTTTAATGAATTTTGAAGGTGGTGTAGGTGCACTACAAGTTAAAAATTCAGGCAGTGGCGATTACAGTATTCTAAATACTTCAGGCGCAAACGAAATCAAATTCAATGATAATACCGCGAATGGTTTAGTATTCATTGCTGGTAATAATGACCAGCTTAAAATCAATACTACTATCGCAGATTTTACTAATGTTCCTTCTATTGGCGGTGTACCAGTTTGGTATGCTGGAAACGACGGTGCAGGATCTGGCCTTGATGCTGATTTACTTGATGGTATTGAAGGCGCGAGTTTTGTAAGATCAGATCAAAATGATACAATGGACGGTGATTATATTATCACTGGTAACCTTACTGTTCAAGGTACACGTACTGAAGTTCAATCAGAAACAGTTCTAATTGCTGACAATATAATAACACTCAACAGCAACTTTTTAACTGGCAATCCAACAGAAAACTCTGGTTGGGAAGTTTCTCGTGGTAATTTAGCAAACTCGTCAGTGCAATGGGATGAAACCCAAGATTGGTTTAAATTAATCTCTGCAGGTGTAGATTTAGGTAGAATTATTACAACGGTAGACGAAGGCTCTGGTAATAACTTTGATGCTGACACTGTAGATGGCTTACATGCAAATCAATTCTTACGTTCAGATGTAAACGATACAGCTACTGGTAACCTAGAACTTGAAGGCACGGTCAAAATCGGTAACAATACCGGTTCAGCTTTGTTAACAATGGATGGTCTTGGAAACAACCGTGTTCTCGCATCTACTGCAGGCAAAATTGGTTTCTTAGACACGGTCTTTGCTTATAACACATATTCTGATGCTAATTATAATTGGATCGTAGGAAATGATGTTATTGCAGGAAATGATGTTATTGGTAAAAGACTACTTGATGCAGATGATAACGACTATTTAGTTGATCCTGCAGGAGAATCAGTCATAAATGATGTTGTATTAGCTGGTGAAATTTATGGCACTTATGGCGGTGCTGTAAAAGATGGTAGTACATATATTAAATTTGCAAACAACAATACGACTGGTTTGATTTATTTTAATGTTGATGGTGCTGGATTACACACTACTCTATCAAAAGATCAGATGTATGTAAACAAAAAAGTTGTTGCACCAAGATTTGAAGATAGCAACGATAACGGATATTACGTAGTACCTAGTAGTGTATCAAGACTTAGTCAAATTCAAATAGACGACTATATCATACACAAAGGTGATACAAACACTTACTTTGGTTTTGACACAGATGACAGTTATAAATTGTACATTAACGGTGTGCAACAACTCGCAATGTCAGCAAACTCTGCCATATTTACTAATGATGTTCAAGCAGCTAGGTTTGTAGATTCAGATAACACTAATTATTTTGCTAATCCCGGTGATGACTCAGTTTTACACTCAATAGGTTTAGACGATTGGATTTTTCATAACGGAGACTCTGGTGCAAAATTTGGTTTTCCAAACATCGGCGAATGGCATGTAGATATAGCAGGAGTAAATAGACTTAGCATTTATAACACTTCTGCAGACTTTAGTGTAAAAGCTACTGCACCAAGATTCTACACTGAGGATTACCTTACACATACAGGAGACACAAATACTTATATTGGTTTTGATGCTAACGATCAATTTGGCGTATGGACAAACGCTGTTAAACAAGTTAATATAGATACTACCTCTGCTGATTTTACTCAGAGCGTGTATGCTCCAAGATTCTACACTGACGATTATATTACGCATAACAGCGATACAAATACATATATCGGTTTTGATGCTAACGATCAATTTGGCGTATGGACAGCAGGTACTCAAAGATTTAAAGTTGATACTACAAGAACTACATCTACTTTAGCAGTAAAAGCTCCAATATATTATGGTAATACTACAACGACTGAATTTTTAGATATTGACGCAGCAGCTGGTTCTGCAGCTTTAAATACAGTTGGTAGTCTTAGTGTTGGCGGTGGAAATTTAGAAAGAGCTAATTTAACTACAGGTACAGGTGGTATTACAGCTTCTGGTTATTCTGGTATGGGTGGAACAACAAACCCATCTATTCAAATTGCAGGCGCAAATGGAGCAAGGGCTCTTCTATCTCTTAACAAGATTGATATTGGTGGAAACCCGTTTTCTTCTAAAAATAATCATTTTGCAGAGTTTATAACAGACGGTTTGGCTGCTTTCTCTATTAGAGGCGATAGTTCTAAAAACGCTTATTGGATTTCAGACGCAGATCAAAAAACTATCTTCATGGATAGCGCAGCCAATACAAGATTAGCGATGGACGAACTTGGTAATACCATTATCGGCAACGACTCAATAAGTTTTACTCAGGGATCACATACTCCGTTACTTGCTTCTGGAGTAAAAACAGATGGTAAACTGCATGTTGACGGTTCTATCCACATAAACGGTGCAAATGATGCATTGGTTATTGGTGGTACTACATCTACTTTCTTAAGAGATGACGAACTAGGGTTTGGTTCAGGTGGTGGTTTCTATATGAACAATACTTCTGATATTAAAGTCAGAGGAGATCTTGAGTTACAATCTGGTGGAGATGCAAAGTTTGCTCGTTACCTAGATTATAATAACACTGCGTTTTATGGAGATTTCGCATCTTCTTCAAGAATTAATAACGTATCACTTGTAGGTGAAATTATACACGACGGAGATACTAATACTAAAATTGGTTTCGGCGCTGACCAAATTATTTTTACTGCTGGCGCGACTGCACAGCTTAATGTATATACAACATATGCGCAAGCTACTACAGATATGAGATCTCCAATATTCTCTGACGCTGGTGGAACTTTTCAGTTTGAGCCTAACACGAGCTCAGCTCACAGATTTACAACTCCTACCGGTTGGTTAGAAATCGGTTCTAAAGTTGTAGGTTCAACTGCATTTGATACCGATAGAGCTTTATTCACATTCAATAAACGAGTAAATTTCAACGGTGGAATTTCTGCTGCTGATGCAAACGACGATGCGTACTTTAATCGTTATTATGATTATGGAGATAACGCATATTATATAGATGCAGCTGGAGATTCACAATTAAATACTGTTGACATTGACGACTACATTAGGCATCGTGGCGATACAACAACCTATATGGGTTTCTCTGCTGCAGCAACTTATAAAGTATTCATATCAGGCACCGAAAGATTAAATATTGACGCAAACTCTGCTGATTTTAATACTGATGTTTACGCACCGCGTTATTATGACAGCGGTAACAATGCTTTCTACTTAGATCCGGCATCTACATCTATTACTAATGTTATACGAGTCCAAGAAATTCAAGTTGGTACTGGTTCTACAACAATTGAGCCACCTTCTGGTCCTAAGGGTACCATTATGGTTGAGGGCGAAAGAGATAGTTACGCTGGTTATATGATTAGTAACGACTGGGGTTTCATATCAAGTGGCGCTACAGAAATGGGTCTGTACAACGAAACAGATAATGAATGGTCGTTGGTTGCTAACAGAAATAACTTTACAAGATTATACTCTAACAATATCCACCAAATTGGTGCTGAAAACGGTTATGGTTCTGCACCAACAAGTATGCGGTCTCCAATATTCTATGACTTAAATGACTCGGCGTTTTATGCTGATATGGCCGGTCAAAATAGACTTAAGTCTATTAAAGCAGGTGATGGAGCAATACTAAATAGTACGGCTACGCCTCTTGAAATTTTAAGTGCACAACGAAATTTAATTAGATTATCGAATTCAACTGCTGACGCAAACTATCCAATCATTTTCCACGAAACTAGAAATTCTCGTTCAACACTTGGTATATCATTTAACGGTGTCGATGATCGTTTCTGGTTCGCAGAAAACGGTGATTTCCAATCTTACGGTGCTGGTATCTTTGGATCTCTTGCTCTTAACGGCGGTAACGAGGATCTCGGATTACTCAAATCATACGGGTCAGGTCTTGGCGATCTTAAAATGTTTGATGCTTCAGATTATTGGGATAAGCGTGTTATTCAACCTATGCAAGGCATAGAGAATAATGCAACATCAAGCACTTCAGAATATGTTAAAAACGGAGACGGTCCTTTCGCATCAAGCTATGCTTTAAGATCTTCAGGATTTAGATCTTTCGATTCTGACTTTATCGCGGTTGAACCAGGAGAAGAAATATACGTTGAGCAAGCGGTAAGACGTATAAGCGGTTCTGGCGGTTTATTCTATCTTGGTATTAGAAGATATGATAAAGATAAAAATCCAATTGCTACTAACGATGGCATTTCATACTTTGGTGCTTCAGCTATTAACGTAACTGCTACTACTTGGACACAGTATAAAGGTACGCATACACTACCAACTACTCACACACCATTTAATGGTTCTGATGGTTTAGGTGTTCGTTTCGTAAGAATTGTTTCTCTTATGGGATATAGCGGTGGTGGTGCTGTTCGTGAATATGGTCCACCAATTCTAAAACGCGTTAACGCACAATCTGATTTACGTACACCAAATCTTACAGTTGAAGTTGACTTAACGGTAGGTGGTGATGCAGGAATAACAGGTGATTTAACTGTTAATGACATCTTCGCTAATGTAATTGATGCAAATAGATTTAGAGATGCAGGAAATACTGCTTATTATATCGAACCATTGACAGGCGCAAAAGTTGCAGGTTCTTGGGATTGGACTAACGGTTCAATCAATAACTTGAATAGCTTATCGTTCAATGATCCGGGACCAACTGAAGGTATAAAATGGAACGGTGGTAATTTGTGGCAGATTTATGAGTCGCCAAACGATTTGGCTACTGACTCTGGCGGTAATTTACAGTTTACTTCTGGTGCAAACCAAGGTACGATGAGACTTAGAGTTGATACTTCTGGCGACGTTACTGCCGGACGTTACCATAGAGCACAACGTTTCTATGATACTAATGATGCTGCTTTTTATGTAGATCCAGCTTCTACATCCGTGATGAAACAAATTTATGTAAATGATTATATTCGCCATAACGGTGATACTGATACTTACATTCGTTTCCAAGCTGCTGACGATATGCAGCTTGTTGCTGGTGGCCGTCAAATGCTTCGTATGGCTGAAGGTACAAACCCTGATAGACTAAGATTTGTTACTGATACTAACTGGACTGATGCTAACGGTGACTGGAACATGTCACGTAATGTTAGTGTTAGCGGCACACACACTGTTCTAAACGGTGCGTATGCTAACATCTTCTACGATAACGATGACAATAGTTACTATGGCGATTTTGCTGGCACATCTATAATGAATACAGTTCGTGCAACAGCAGTTCAAATTGGTGGATCAACGTATCAAATTGATGCAACTCAAGGCACCTACGGCTCAATCAGCGTAACTGGTAATAAAGGTGGTTATGCAGGTTATGCTATTAACGATGACTGGGTATTCATGTCAAGTGGAGCTGGCGTTGCTGGTATCTATAATGATACTAACAACGAATGGGCTACGATTTATCGTCAGAATGGCGATGTCGAACTTTATTGGGATGGCACAGAACAAGCCTCTACTAAAGATGGTTTCTTCTTAGGTACTAACCAAGTTCGTTCACCTATCTTTTATGATAGCGACAATACAACGTATAACGGCAACTTTGCTAGTACATCAAGGTTCTTAGGATTAACTGTTGATCAAGCAATCACAACACCAGGTGTTACAGGTTATGCTAGTTCTCTCGTAAGAAGAGATAACAGAATTATTGAGCCAAATGAAGATACGGCTGGACAACTAAGGTTCGGTTTCACATCTTGGAATAATAATAACACTGCACCTTATGCAGATTACCTCCACTTAAGATCATACACAGATGCTTCCGGCGGATCAGATAACCTTCTTATGTTTAAGAAAACTGGTCGTGGTATGCGTTTATGGCAACAAACTTGGAACTCAGGTACTGCGTACTCAGCATATTCTGATATTGCTATCTACAACTCAAACCCAGGAGATACACCTTTTTACGCATCAAGATATTATGACGCAAATGACTCTTCTTACTACGGTGACTTTGCTTCTACATCTATAATGAATACAGTACAATTTACTTCTGGTGGTTCTGCAAACTTCCAATCAGCATCTGGCAATGTTCGTGGCTATATTCAAGCAACAGAAACAAATGATGCGCACTTAATTATTGCTACTTCTGGCGGAGAAGATATAGCGTTTAAAGATGGTGGATTAGGTGGTACTACAAACCTCATTATTAGAGGTGACGGTAACTTAATGGTTACAGGTGGTGCTTATGCTGGTACATTTTATGATAAAGATAGTACTGGTTATTACGGTAACTTTGCTGGTACATCAGTAATGAACACACTCGATATTCGTGGCGAAATCTACAACGATGGTTGGTTCCGTAATGATACAAGCGGTAAAGGTCTATATAACACTGCAACGGGTCAACACTTCTATTCAGATGACGATGATTATTGGAACGTCGCTGGTGGAACTGGAGCAAATGCTATACGCTTTAGAGACGAGAGCGGTGGTACTATTCGTGGTTACGTATATGCCAATAACACCAATAACATCGGTTTTCTTAACCAAGATGCAAGCTGGGCATTAAGAACTAATAGTTCTACGACTGAAATTTACGGCAGTTTATATGCTAATACTTTCTATGACCGTAATAACAGTTCTTATTATTCCAACCCGGCTGGAGACTCGCTATTTGCTGAGGATATTAGAGCAAACAGATTTGTTCATAGACGTGCAGTAAGTGATGATAATACTTTCGGTATGTATTTTAACACTAATGAATCTGCTGCTTACGCCATTTATCGTGAAAGTGGTGGTTGGTCTACCCCATACCCTGATCTAAGAATTGCTTTCCATACTGGTATTAAGATGGGCGCTTATCACACTTATAACGGTATTCGCTTCTATAACGATTATAATATGGCAACTCAGGTCATGTCAATCAATAACGGTTCTGATCCTTTAGGTCAAAACGATGTTCATGTAAATAACTCGTTACAAGCTGGCAGTTCATTAAGAGCTCCAATCTTCTATGACTCAAACGATACAAATCGTTATACAAATCCAGCTTCTACATCTCAAATGGGTACAATTGAATGGGATCAGTTAAACGCAAGAGATCGTGGTGACTTTATTACCTTTTATGGTGATAATAGTCAAAACCACTCAATCACTTCAAGAAACACTGCAGGTGATGTATCTGACGATATTCGTATCAACTCATACGGAAGTATTTTCTTTAACTTAGACTCAAATAACAACAACACATCTGGAGCTGACTTCTATGTTGGGCGTCACGGTTCAGCATCTGGCGCCATGGTCACAACTGCCTTATTTAGAGTTTACGGCGATTCAAATTATGCTTACTCAGCATACAGTTTCAGAGCGCCTATCTTCTATGATTCTGACAACACTACCTATTATTCCAACCCTGCAGGTGCTTCTGTCTTTAACACGAGTGTTCGTGCCAACGAGGTTTATGCTCGTAACTGGTTCCGTAATGACGATTCTGGCGAAGGTGTGTATAACCAAAATACTGGTGTTCACGCTTACTCATACCAAAGTGCATACTATGCTATCTCTGGTAACAGCAACTCTTCAATAAGTTTGCAGTTAAGGTCTTCATATAATAGTAGCATTAGAATGTGGCTACACGGAGACACTAGCAACTGGTGTGGTTATCTAAACACTGGTGGACAATGGCAAATTCGTACAAGAATGGCAGATGGCTATTCACCAAACCATTGGTACTACGAAGATGCGAACACAACTTGGACCGGTAACCCTGGAAATGATAAAGGTAAAATTGAATATCACTCAGATAGATTTTATATCGCTGCTGGTGGTAACTCAAATAGAATTTGTCAATTCCGTAGAGATGGTACTGATAAAGCTTATGTTAATAATGACGGTCTTTATGTCGGTACAGCTACGTCAGCAAGATGGGCGGATTTGGCGGAAAGATATACTGCAGATGATATATATCCAGCAGGCACAGTTTTAGCTATTGATATCAATGGAGATAAAGAAGTTACTCTTTACCAACCCGGTATGCCTTTAGCTGGTTGTGTTTCGACATTACCTGCTGTTATGATGAATGATATGGGTTACGATCCTGATGACAAATCAATAGATGCTATGATGGCTCCATTTATAGCTCTTAAAGGACGTATTCCTGTGTTAATCCACGGTTCTGCTAAAAAGGGTCAATGGGTTATTGCTGATGTAGATGGAAAAGGCCGCGCTGTAGACTATGGTACAAGTGGTATAAATAGTCATGAGATCATAGGCATCGCTATAGGTGATTGCGATGGAGAAGGTGAAGTAGAGGTGAAAGTATAATATGCCATCATATGCAGATTTAAACACGAGCATGCAGTCAAAAGCAGGCAGCCAGCTGAGAACGTTTGATAAAACGATTCAACTTAATGTAACTGGATGGGTGCGGGTTTGGGGCTTTGATAGCGCATACGGCAGTTGGATGCTCGTTAACGGTTATTCATCCTACGGATTGGTATATAACAGCCAACGTTACGAATACGTAAACGCAGGTGACTCAGTGTATAACAACTATTTAGATAGCGGTATTTACACAGGTAACATCATCAGTTCTCAAGATGTTATTGATTCTATTACAAGCGTGATTAGAAGAACTGTTGATTTGATTGAAGGTAGACTGGGCAATAGAACGTTTAGTATTTCTCCCTGCCACCAAAGCTGCCACAGCAGTTGTCATACATCTAGAGGTAGAAGATAATGGTTGCTACAGTTGCTGATCTAAACTCTTACGTGCAAACATATTCTGGCGCGGCATTACGAACATTTGACAAGACTGTAACTTATGGTGTAACAGCCTATGTTAGAACTTACGGGTTTGATAGCACATACGGCGGAGCGATGCGCCTAGACGGTAAACAATATACAACGCTCTGGAACCAGGGACATAGAATGGAATACGTAAACGCTGCTGATAGTTTATACGACGGTTATTACGATGCTGGTGTAGTAGCAGGAGGGCTAATGTACGCGCAAGATATCGTTGATACTATTGAAGACGGCGTAAGAAGAACAGTAGATCTGATAGAGGGTCGAATTAATAATGTGTCGTTTACAATTAACGTATGTCACGCTAGTTGCCATAGTAGTTGTCACACATCGAGAGGAAGACGCTAATGTCTATGCAAAAATCATACTGCAAACAAATGAGATATTCTGGTCCAGAAAGTCTTGCACCATCTGATACAAATAAATTTGATGTTCTTATTCAAATGGAAGTTTTAGCTGGTTGCGATCATGGTTGTTTAGGGTGTTTTGTTGATAAAAATATTGATCCAGAAATGAATCAAATGATTATAGACAGAGCAAAAGAACTTACTGATGGTATCAAAAGAACTGGTCTTAATTTAAGAGAATTTGTTATTGGACCGACTGATTTCTTTTCGGCGACAAATACAGAATCTGTATTAAATAACTCGGTTGTGCAAGAAATTATGAGAGAACATACTGGTGCCAGAATTGCAGCGCCTGCTAAATTTGATATCGCAACTATGGAAAAGGTAGAAGAAATATTTGCCATCTTAGATGACGAAGACAAATTTCGTAGAGAAATGATTATAGAATTTATCATGCCAATAGGTAAAGTATCACAAATGTTGGATGATGAAGATTACTTTAATTCAGTCATGCAGAAAGTCAAGTTCTTTAAAGATAGTACACCTAAACAAATGGATTGGTCTTGGACACTCCAGGCTTCTAATGTTGTGGGTAAGAAAATTGATAAGGAAACATATAACAGAATTATCCAAAAATCAGTTAACGAATATGAAACAATTGTTGAAATGAACCCTGCCTTTTCAAGAGCTAGATCAGAATTAATTCAACGCAGAAATCTATTCGGCTGGAACGAATTTCTTGGTAAAGTTATTGATGAAGATAACGCGCAAGAAACAGTTATGTCGATGGCTAATCTGTATTGTAATTCAATAAACTTTGTTGGTCTTACAATTGTACCTGGTGCTGATGGTCCAACAACACACTTAAATGTAATGCTTCACGAACAAGCGTTTTTCTTAAATAATAAGAATTTAGATGTTACTGGTTTATCATTCGAAGAAATATTAGATCGTAAAAACGAACTTGTTACTAAAGGTATAAATAAGTCAAGCAAGGTTAGTGACTGTGCTGATTGCAAATTTGCAGTAGCATGTGCTAGCAGATTAATATTCGAAGCGCAAGAATCATTAAACGTTAACGGCTGTGTCCTGAATAAGGATGTATTGGATCAATATAATCCAACTGATTGGACGTGGAACGATGATGCAATGGAAAAACTAGGAGCAATATCATGATTGGCCAACATCTTTATTTTTTAAACAACAAAAAATACATTACCAATATTACTAATTTAGAAACTGTCATATCTGAAATAAACAGCTTTTACCATACAAAACGACACAGAACTATTGTTTGTGTGCATCCTTCAAGAGTAGATAATCAGCTTATACCGGGTGATATCCAGGTAAGAGCAGACGCACTTCGCGATGGAATTGGCGCGGAAATTGTATTTAAGCAGTGGGAAGAAATCACAGAAGATTATATTCAAAACAGCGAAAAATGCATATTAGTATTTTGGGAAGAAGATGATCAAATTGCAATGCACGCAAGATATGTTTCTGGTCTATTAACTGCTGCCGGATTTTATTCAGACACAGATTATAATGTAAACGATATTGCAGCACAATTCTTAGAAAAAGTAATTTCTTGCGATAGTATGTTCACATATATGGCTGGATCTTCGGTAGTAGCAGATATTTCAGCATATGCCAACGGTATTCTTGGACACGAAGACACGCCGCCATTCACTGTGGTTTATCAAAATGGTAAAAACTTTAGCTATGATCTGTTGTTTTACTTAAATGATTATTACCCGTGTCCAGAAGTTCAATCTCTTTTAATTGAGAAATTTACTATTCACAGCGCAGATATGGCTCAAGATGTTATGGAACACTTTACATCTCGTCGCCACTACTTGGCTTATATTCTTTCTGTAATTGATTGGATGAATGCTAATGAATTACCGGTAGACAAACAAGAATTCATCAACGAGACTTATTTAAAAGCTGCTAACAACGGTAATTATCAAGTTGCGTTTTATAAGCTTGAGGAATTGTGGAACAGAGTAAAAGACAACGCTGCATTTATTCAGGTACACTCCGATAAAAGAGATGCTAGCCCTGATGGTTGGGAATTCTGGGATTTGTACACAGAAATTAATAACGTTTTTCCAATCGTAAAGAAAGTTCTAGAAAGAACATTTGACATGGATAACTTAACAGAAGATTTAAGATTGATTAATACTGATGTTCAGTTCTTTTCCAAAAGGCAGAATAGAATTCCTTACTTGATCCACAAATATACATTAACTGATTAGGATATAAATTATGATTGATAAAAGTGAAGAACTAATAAGTGAAAAAGAACTAGATGAACGTGCTAAGTCAATTACTTGCTATAAATTACCTCTGGCTCCTCAGGACCTAGTTGCGATTTATAAAGAAAAAGAAGAAAAGAAAGATTATATTCTTTACGTTGATTATCTTGCGTCAAAAGAAAAACTTTCTGCTAAGCATATTATGATATATCTTGCTAACACCAATTTTAAAACCGGCTTCAGCGCCGTTGACGAAGATCTTATTAAAGAATATATTACTTCTGATTTTATGGTGGACTCTCCGATTCTTGTAAGGTTTGTATCTATGCTTATTAGACACAGATTGCACTACGAACTTAATGACGCAGATAAAATGTTTTATAAAATATGGCCAGAAGATGAAATACATAAGTTTATAGAGGGTAACTTTGATCTTGTTGACGAGCTTATCGAAACAATCAGAGATGTAATACCATTTTCTTTGCACAAGTTATATGAAACAATGCCAGAAGAAAACAGAATTAAAGAGGTAGAACTCAAGAATTTTGTCGATGAGATTACTATCGTAGACAAGCCAGCAAAGTGTGGTCCTAACATTGCAAGATTTGTTACTGAAGGTCTAGATGGATTTTTAGCAATTACACACATGAGGGGATTAAGCCAAACGTACAATAAATCTGTGTTTAACGATTCACCTAAATATTTCGGCAAAGATTTATATTATGTGTTAAACCATACAAAAGTTATGGGTCAAATAATGGCGTTTTTCCCAAGTTCGTTCTTTATTAATTTCGAAACACCAGAATTATCAGAATTAGAATTAGATGATAGTCCACCTGAATAGCACCTATGCTGGTTATTATTCTTACGACGAAGACAAAAGTCCTATAAACACAGATTTTTTGAGGACAGAAATTAATCTAGATATTTTACATGGTTGTAGCCAGATGTGTCCAGGTTGTTTCATACCACGAAAGAATTTAACAAAAGCAGATAATTTAGAAACTCTTTATAACTTGCTTATAAAGGGGCAGTATCATCCTGACGAAATCACTGTCGGACCTACAGACATATTTGACGCAGAGAACTTTAACGATATAATGTATCACCCTTATATGGAAAAATTGTACGGCATATCAGCTATAGGATTTTCATCTGCTTTGACACAACCTTATATGCTAATCAAAGAAAAATTGGCTGTTATTTGGAGTTTATATAGAAATATCCACAGAGTGCCAGACATTGACTTTAAAATTGTTTTAGATATTAACAAATATTTAGACGGTGATCTCGATGACTTCTACAAGAATCTTGAGTTATTTAAACTTGGATCAGTACAGTTCCGAGTCAATTATCATAAAGATATATTTAAAAGAATTTCGTATAACGAATTAGCACAAAGAGTATTTGATGACTTTAATGCTCCTGTTGTTATTACACCTTCGTTTCTCACAGATAGAAACGTAAGAGGAAAGGTAAGCCAACATCTTGAAAACTTTAGACGTGAAATGGTTGAGCAAAAGATAGATAAACGATGGTTAAACCTATATACGTTCTTTGACGCAAAGTTTAATGGTTACGGATGTCAGAACTACAGTTTTTATAATAACAAACTTTATATTAATCCGTTCTTATATGATGTGATTATCCAACGCACACCTCAATTCGAAACAGATATGGATGCTAACACTTTGTACGATAATATAGAGTATGCGCAGCAAGTCGACGACTGCAATGGTTGTGAATATATGATGAGTTGTGCAGAACGTAACGTTCATTTGTATATGGAGTCGAGAGGATTAGACACGTGTGTTGCATTGAAGGAATACATGTATGCCTCTAATTAAGAATAACCTATACTATGAGATGACCACAGAGACTCAGACAAAGCCTGTATCAGCGGTTAAGATACAGCTAGACGTTTTAGACGGATGCCATCACAAGTGCCCAGGATGCTTCGTGCATAGACGTGGAAACAGTAGTGACAAGCACCAGTTAAACAAAGCTAAAGAATTTATTCGCAGCATTACTGACCAAGGTATATTGGTTGATGAGATTTTAATAGGACCTACAGACTTTCTTGCATCTGAAAACTTCTATGAAGTGATGCCAGAATTATTAGATATTATTAATGAGAACAATCCCATTCTTGCGTTCGTGTCAACTCTTATCGATGGAGACATAGAAGGTTTTTGCGAATATATTACAGATAATGTAAATATTAATACAGAAATTGAAATAGGTATTGCAACAAATCCTCATAAGTTTTTTAAAGAAGACTATGTACAACACATATCAGATATGCTATACTATATAGATCAGAACCTGAAACATGAAGTAACCTATACATTCGTTGTAAACATTAAAGATTACGGTTTAGATTACACTGCATTGCATGCACACGCTGTAGAAAAGTTTGATACAATCTTAGATTTCATTCCTTCTGTCTCTCGTTCTCACAAAGCTAATATAATTTTAAAAACGTTAGATGAATTTAACGATTATTTTAATACGTGGCACAGAGAATCAAAACTCAATAATATTATGATAGATCATTCTCATGCTGGAATGAATTACACAGTTCTAAACTATAAACGCGGAGAATGGTATCTTAGCCCGTTCATGTACGAGAACATGGCCATATATGATCCAATGTTTCTTGTAGATGACTTTAATGACGTTAATGTTATGGTTGAAGAACAAATACAAAGAGCTAAGGGTACAGAATGCGAAGATTGTCCTCTGTTTTTCAGTTGTTATAATAGAAAAATCATAATGCTTAGAGATTACCTTGGAGTTGATCGTTGTATTGCTCCAAAAGAAAATATGCTAAATAACATACATAATTATAATGGACCTGCTCAGACAATGTATAAGTGGGATGGTTATTCAGTAGAGAACGACAAGCAAGGTTATCGTAAAAAGTTTTTGGTTACTGAAGATGATGACCCAGAATTAGAAAGAATTAAGGACATATCGTATGTTAAATAATGAATGGAAAGACATCGTAAGCGGTGGCGGTATTGGTGAAGAGTTTACTTCAGTAGACAGTATGAAGCAGTACAAAATTCAAGTAAATCTAGAAATTCTTGAAGGTTGTTCTTATATGTGTCCAGGTTGTTTTGTTAAACGCCGTGGTAATTGGAACCCAAAATCAATCAGCTTATTTCACGAATTATCATATGAATTAAAAGACAGAGAAGATGTTGTATTAGACGATATTGTAATAGGACCAACTGATTTCTACGGTGCAGAAAATCTCATAGACATTATCAATAACCCAAGACTTGCAGATGCCATACTAATGATGCCAAAAGATAATAGAAACATCCAACATAACTGTTCTATACTTGGCTCATTATCAGAAAAAGACATTCAAGGCAAAATTAAAGCTATCGAAGAATCACCGTTAGGTAAGGTTGTTGAGGCTTGGGATGTGCAGATTGCACTAGACTTGAACCGTTTAATGAATGATCAAGAATACTTAAATGCATTAGACGAAAGAATTGAAACTTTTAAGAATAGTTCTTTAAACTTTGAAATAAGTATGGCTACTAATATCGTACATGGTGTAGAGGATATATTGTACCCTGCTATAGATTTCGTTCGTTCAAAATATGAAACAGTAATTGAAGTATTACCATCAGTAGTTCGTTCATTTAACCATAGCGCAAAACACGGTGACAAACTCTTCGAATGGAATGATATGCTAACACGCTTAGCAATAGACCAACATCGTTTCAAAAACAAGTTTCATTTTTTACAAGGTGACGTTTCACACAAAGCATTTAACTATTCGGTAGTGAGTTTACACCAAGGCAATATGTATATGTCGCCATTCATATATGAGAATGCTCAATTACACAACGATGCTTTCAAAGTAAACATTGATGGTAATATAGTTGATTCTATTCTAAACAAAAAGAATAAGGTTGTAAACGATCAAATAGAACAAAGTTCTGATAAAGAATGTGGTAGTTGCAAGTATCTAAACATATGTGCGAATAGAATGGTTCCGATGATTATGGATACAGTGTTTGATGGAAGAAAAGAATGCATCTTAAATAAAGATGTGATTGGTTTATATGATGATGAGGTTTATCATGGGAATAGTTACTAACAATAAACGTGCAGCACAAGCTGACAAGGATTTTGATCTGTCTTTTAATGAAGGACATGAGATCAAGATACAATTTAATTGTGAAGTATTATCGGGGTGCGAGTTTAAATGCAAAGGTTGTTTTGTTAATAAACTTGGCTCAAACATGGGATCATACGACAGACTAAACAACGCGATTGATCTATTCAATAAGAATGGTTATAGAGTATCAACAATTAATATTGGTCCTACTGATTTATTTGGTAATAACAATGTTATTGAGTTATTAAAAGACGAAACATTTCGAGAGTGTTTAAGCAAGGTTTCTACTATACAATTCGTAACAACCCTAACAAGCATTTCGCAAGAAGTTATTGAACTACTTAACAGCATCCCTAAAATAGATGGATTTATGTATGACGCTAATATTGCGCTGCAACCTCCTGTAAATTGGGATTGGGTAGAAGAGCGATTAGACCTTCTGAATGGATTTACAGATGATCTAAATTATTATATGGTTTATAACATGGGTAATGATGACGAGTACAATTCTAAAGTGCTTGAAATGTCTGAACTTGTTGAGGATAGGTTTGATTCAATCCTTACACTAAACCCATCGTTCTTTAGAGCACCAAAATCTAAAGTTCAAAAACATTTAATTGAAAAATGGAAAGGCTATGATTTCTCAGATGATCTTATGCCTAAAACATTTATTGACCAAGCACAAGGCGGTTCGCTAGAACTAAACTATACTTACTGCAACGAACGTTTCTTTTGGACACCATTCGTATATGACATCGCTTTAATAGGTACTGATGAATTCCAAGTTAAAGATGAGAATGATATTGAGTCGTGGACAGAAGCCAAATCGTTCCATTTTATGAAACAATTAACGTACTCAAATGAAACAATTAATTGTGGCTCCTGCCCTAACATGATGACCTGTATTGATAAAGGTGTACTAAGTTATATGGAACATCACTCACTTGTTTCGTGCGTGTTTCCCGGCGTAATAGCGACCTAAGAACGTATTTGGGAAAATGTTGTTCAATTCATTCCATTCCACCGGATCTTTAACATAATGATTTTTGATTTCAACTTGCTTATCAGTCATGGGGAAAAGCGCCATCAACGGTTGACCGAATTTTAGCTCTATTTCATACTCTTCGTCTTTAAGAGGTATCAATAAAAATATATTAGTTGCGTGTTGGTCTTTAAAATTAAGAATTCCTGGTGCTATTTGTATTCCATGTTTTCTTAAAGATTCATCATAATGATATTCAGTGTTCATAAAACTCGTATCATCTGATGCTAAGAAGTACCACGGAGATTCAAGCTTGCAGACCGTAAATCCTGGATACAAACCATCTCCGTATTGAGCTTTTTCGTGAATACCAGATGATACTGCGTTGAGATTATGTAATGGAGCAACACTCGTAACTTTTCCGTCTGGTTTAATCTTCAGAATAACATCAGACCACATGCGCATGATAATAGCTTTTTGCATATATTGTGTAATCCCAGGACAAGCTTTTACTGTGGGTGTTGGTACCATGACGCCAGATTTGCTATGGTATATCTTGTACATAGTCGTTAAGTTTTTCCACCAAGTAGGTTTCCATTGTTTAGTAACAATGGGTTGATATTCATAAACTTGTTTACTGTGGGTGTATGCGTTAATTTTTAGTTTTTTCATAATCAAATCCTGTAATTTTGTTTTGTCCTGTTTTGTCCATGTAATTAAACCACATTCTCATAATACAATCTGGCAAATCACGTTCTCTATTCTTCCAATCCCATTGTGTGTAACATCTAAATCCACACTTGTTGTACCATTGGCAAGACAGGCAACCGTTCTCGTCCATGTATGCCTGCATCATGCCAGCATTATCTTTTGGCTCGTACTTCGTATTAAAATCTCTTTGATCATATCTATCCCATCTACAATTAGATGTAGAATTATCTGGAAAGATCGTAACCTTATTTAAAGCTAAGCAATGCATGTGGTTACTATCATTATATATAAGATCTTTGATAGGATTAATGTCAGGATAGTTATGGTATACGAATTTTAAAAACTCGAGGTACTCACTATCTGATGGTATCATATGATCATGTCCGCGGTCAGGAATATAATCATCAAAGTAAAAGTTATCAAACTTATCGTACAGATAATGGAAGTATTCATCCTCATCTGCCATAAACTTTCTAATGCTTAATGTCGTAGCAACCATGTTAATTGATGTAATATAATCTGAGAAATATTCTATGTTCTTAGCGTATGGACCCTTTGTTGGTCTACCGTCAAAATCATATGAACAAATAATATATGATGGAATATCAATAGCGTTTAAATCGTCGAGAAGTTTCTGAACCCTATCTCGTTTACTAAACTGAAATGATGTTACCCATACAACTTTAATCTTTTGTTTATGTTCATCATAGATCTTTTTAATCTCTACCATAAAATCATAGTAAACATCGTAAGCCCATTCTGATATTCTGTCTTGGAATAGTTCACCGCCAAGCATATTAATTTGAATGACGTCTGCACGACCTTTCATTTTAATAACATGTTCTTCAACTAATGGGATCTTAGAGAATATTGCTTCCCGTGATAAACCAACAGTTGACTTCTTATCGTGATGACAAAACGAACAGTTGAGATGACAGTTTTCAAACAACGTCATCTCAATCTCAGCGATGTCTGGTCGCTTACTCTCTAGTATTTGCTTAGTGAAGCTAAAGTCCAAACAACATTTCCTCTTTATAGTATTCGTATATGTCAGGTACCATACCAAGCTTTTCGTTAAAGTCTAGCTCAGAAAGTATGGCATCATAAGTTTCTTTGTCTTGCCAGTAAGGTATAAAATGCGGATCATTATTGAATAGTAACTCTGGATCATTCAATGCTTCATAAAAGTCTTCTTTAAAATCTCTGCTCAGCCAATGAGCATAGCATATAGCAACTACATATGACTTTGCAGGATAAATCCATTCATCTACATATTCTTTGAAATGAGTTAAAGCAAATTCAACTGTTAAATCAGGTTGCCAATTAACATCAACATCTGTTAAATCATCTTTAAACAACGATGCTGTTAAATGATATGCGCTTTGTCTAGCTTTCCATTCTTTCATAATATTCCAATAAACCTTTATATCCATTACAACTATTAGTCAAATCTTTAACATATCGATAGTGTTCTGTTAAACAACTGCCATAATATTTACACTTCTTACATATATCAGACAAGTTTTTATCGGGTTCTTCACGTGCCCAAGTCTTATATTCATAATACGTGTTATACTCTTTAAAGTATTCTCTATCATATTTATCGAATTCAAGCACGCCGTATTTACCGTTTGGTGTGATATAAACATGATCGTTTGAGAAAGCATCGTACTTTCCTTCTATACTATCGTATATATTATCTATATTTTGAAAGTTAAATTTCTTTTCTGTTTTAGCTTCATCAAACTTAATGACAAAATCTTCAAAGTCTTTGTGCGTAACTTCGTGTTGATTTGCTTGATTAACAGAATATGGTTTAATTTCTACAGACTTAACATTAGAAACCATGTTTAAAGTAAAGATCATAAACTCAACATCCATCTCTAAAACCTTTGGTGATGCCAATATAAGCACAGACAAATCTTTGTTTGCATTCATCATGTTATTTAAAACATGTTGTTCTTTTTCCCTTGCGTGAAAATCATATGATACAGATAACGTTACATCGTCATCTCTAAAGAAATCTGGAAATGCTGATAAGTTAGTATTGATATTAATAGTACCACCATAGTATCTTTTAATCACCTTTTTAAGCGAATAGTAATACTCTGGTGTTAGTAATCCAATCTCTCCGCCATACAAATCAACATGACCAATCTCGTCAGTAATTTGTTGTAGGTTATGTTCTAACCACAAAGGTGTTATCTTATGTCTATCATTTAACTGTGCAGTAGTAAGGTAACAGAAATCGCACGCGAAGTTACAATAATACGTAGGATTAATTGATAGATTCATCAACATAAGGCGTCACCATATCTGGACCCATTCCGTTCGTAGCAAGTATTCTTGGAGCGAGTGTTTTCATTCTACGACAATGCTCTTCTGCAGTGCCTTCTCTTTTCATATCACGTACTGTCTTTTTACATCCATTGCATATTTCAAACATAGGGCAAGTATAGCAAGCCATTTTCATTGTTTGGATATTAGGATCATTTTGTAACGGTGTTTGCATTTCACCATTCATTTCTTCTTCAAAATCAATTGGATAATCCATATCATCAGCAAAAGAACCGCAAGAATAATAATCGCCGCCTGGGTTAAAGGCACGAATGCCAGTATCGCATAATCTGTTTTGTGGGCAAGAGGTAGCTGAACCACCTAATCTTTTTATCATTTGTTTGGTGTTATATTCATATTCTGCTAATCCACGGTCATATATTTCTAGATATGTTTCATAAATTTTGCTTAGCTGATATGTGGAACCTTGAACACCAGATGCCATAGCATAATTGAGTTTACACTCAACGCCCATTTCCTTAGCAAGCTCAACGTTTTTTATAGCGAGATGCTCATTCTCATCAGTTATTACAGCTATAAAGTCTGGACGTTCACCAGTGTGTTTTAACATTGCATTTGAAACCATCCAAAAATCAGCTTCTGTAAACTCTGAGTAATCTCCCTTTAACCTGCCGCCTCCATATTGGAATGACGTAGCACAACCAAACCTTTCGTTTTTAAAGATAGGCAACCATTTCTCGGGTCGCATTAAGAATGGCCAAAGATTAGAAGTAAAGCTAATTGATGCCGGATAATCGTGTTCATCGAGGTGATTAATCAGATCCCAATAGTACTGAGGCTTGACCATAAGAGGATCTCCACCATTAACAATGATCGTATTTGTATCAGGATACCGCTTTAGAAATCTAAAGATAAATTCTAAATCTAACAACCCAACTTCATTTGGATCTATATCTGTTGATGAACAGAAAGTACATTTAAAGTTACAAGCCTCAGTTGGCTTAATAATTAAATCCATCCTTTATCCTTTGCAAGCTTAAGCATTAGAGTCTTAGGTGCTGGACATACATCTCCCATCCATTGTAATTGATGACAATCTGAATGGCAATATATAAAAACAGGACAGTCGTAACATCTTGGATCTCGTTCATGAGTTTCGCATGCTATAACTTCCATTCTCTTCGGACTTTGTCTAACAGTTTTAGCAGGCATACTAATATCGCCGTACCATTGTGTAGGAGCAGTATTAGGACAACCAGCTACAGTACCATCAGCATTAATTGTATGAATTTTCTGCTCGCAATCACGACAGAACGTACCATTGAAGAATTGACCTTTACTAAACTTATCATACACTGTATTCATATAACTGTCGTATACAGGATGATCAGCTGTTGTTTCATGAACTCTCATCCAAAATGCGTCAAGCTCAGAATTATGTGGGAATATATCTGTGTTAATCGTAGCATTACCGTCGTGGGTTAAACGTTCATAGTTAATAGCTTCTATACCAAGAGAATGCATATAATCAGATATTTCAATAGGATTCATTTTTACGACGTCTTTAGATACCGATATAAAGCACTTTACAAAACAGCCTTCTGCAACTAAACGTTTAACATTATCTTCCCAAAGCTTGCGTTGCTTCTCATTACTAAAACGAATGTTCGGATCCCAAGATGTTCCAATAGAACCAGAGTCTAGCATTTTAAGAAATTCGAGTCTTTCGTCAGTAAGTTTGTAAACTAGATTAGTAGTAATACCGTGTGTACATCTATCACCCCATTTTTCTTTTGTGATATTATAGAACTCCATTAAGTCTTTCATTGGCGCAAGAATAGGCTCACCACCATGATATTCAAAATGAATTTGGTTATCATCTGTCTGAAGTTCGTTGCACCATTCAGCAGTCTTCTTTGCATCAAAATAGATTTTACGTCCTTTTGATCCCGAAGTAAAACAATGACTACAATCTAGATTGCACGTTTCAGTCGTTTTAACGTATACGACTAAATGTTTCTGTGTCGTTAATGCCATATGATATCATCAATGCCTTTTCTTTGTTGAGCGCTCTGTGCTCGGTATTTGCTGGTATGAGGAGAGTGTCGTGTGGTTCTAAGATTATTTCTTTACCTTCAACTTCCATATATTTTCTGCCGTCCAAACATTCTATTATAACATCAACAGGGTCGGTATGTACACTAAAAGTTCCGCTGTTCACTTGGTTATAAAATGCATGTGCAGTTCTATCGTTATAATCAAACCATTTTTCTATTTGCTCAACTTTTATTGTTTTCGCCCAGACGCCAATCTCGAGCGAAATAACAGCAAGATAAGTCATATAGTCTTCGTTGTTTGTATTTAGATAGTGTTGAAGCCCGTCTTTGTCGATGACGGAAACATCGTGATTATCAAAACATTCTTCTGTTAATAAGAAGTTTTCAAAGTCTTGAAAAATCATAGTCACCTTCCTCATAATATAAATGTATTTATACTACGAGGCCAAGGTCCATCATTGCAAATTCTGCTTCTTGCTTGAACTGCTTGTTAGTAGCTTCAGAAAAATCGAAATCAGAGCATTCCATCTGAAACTGAATTGTTTTTGCAACTTCTTCGCTAACATTGAAGAGAGAGATAATTGCTTTTGTGTACATATTCATAACTGATTCCTTTTGTTTTAGCTTCTATAACCTTTATACGCTATTTAGGGGGCCTTGTAAACGGTTATAAATAAAGTTATTACATTATGGGAGTTTTTTATATGGAAATTCATAAATTTTGGCCTACGCAGGTTGGTCAAGGCACGTTTGAAACTGAAGGATTAATTCAGCACGTTTTTACTACATATGACTTAAATAATTTGCAAGGTGAGGTAGACGGAGGAAACATATTTAAAGATGACTCTGAACCCATGACTAAGTTTAAAAGCTTTGTTCACGAGGCCTTTAATAAATATCTTACTGAGACTATAGGCAAAACAATAGAAGATTTTTCTAGCCACGAAATGAAAGCCTGGATCACAGGTCACAGTAAAGATTACAATATGACTATTCATAATCATTCTGGTGCTCATTTATCTGGTGTATTTTATATAATGGCTGAAGATCAAAACTCGGGCGGTGATATAGTTTTTTCAGATCCAAGGACAAACGCTAACCGTGGATATGATGATTGGTTTAATTCTATGTTTGACAGAGTTTCTATTACTCCTAGAACTGGTGATTATATGATTTTTCCTAGCTTCACGTATCACCATGTTAATCCTTACTATTCCAACTTAAGGATTTGTGTACCAGTAGATCTATATTTGTACAGAGGTTAATGTATAAATAGATATATAATTATAATAGAGTGCTCATAAATAGAGTACCAAACATAAAAATAACGGAGATTTAAAAATGGCACTTACGTACACTTATGCAGTCAGAAACCTAAAGGTTAAAGACGAAGTCAATAGCGAGGGAGTTACTTTAACTAACGCTGTTGTTCAAACATATTGGGATATTACTGGTACAGACGAGAATGGAAATTCTGCTAAATGGACAGGAGCAACACCATTCACAGCTGCTAATGTACCTGCTGGATCATTCACTGCTTTTGAAACATTAGAAGAGGCAACAGTAATCGGTTGGATTCAGAATGTTATTAACAACGATCCAACTTATAAAGCACACATCGATGAAGTACTGTTAAACAGTATCAAAGAAGAAACAGAAGTTGTAACGGAAAAAACTGGTGCAGACTTACCTTGGGGTGAAGCAGCTCCTGCTCCCGAAGATCTTTAATAAGAAAGATAGACATGACTTACACTTGGGAAATTTTAAGACTTGGAACATTAGACCAAACCAACTCAGATGGAGAGAATCTTTCTGATGCTATTATTCAAGTTAAGTGGAGAAAAATAGCAACTAGCGATGGCGGTTCTGTCGCTAGTTACGTAGGAAAGACTGATCTTAGCTCTGCAGTTGCAGATACTTCTGCTGCAGATTTTGTAGCGTTAGATGATGTGACAAAAGCTAATGTCGTTGCTTGGATAGAAGAGTCTTTATCTGCTACTGATGTTGTTGCTATAAATAGAATTCTAGCTAACAAAGTTCAACAAAATACTATGACTGAGATCAAACCAGATTGGTAAGATCATCTATACTTTGTTATAGTTTTACATTATGGAGATACTATGCACGATTTGCACACAGGCGGATTAGCTAATTACGCACTCAAAAGAGGTGGTTCATTACACCCAATTTGTATACCAACTGAAGTTCTAGGGAACGAAACAGGTATAATGAACCCATCGATTTTCCAACACAACGGAAAATTACTCGTTAACGTACGCCACGTTAACTATTACCTATACCATTCAGAAGGCAAACAGTTTCCTCATCAGTGGGGTCCGTTAGTGTACATACATCCAGAAACTGATGTTACATTGCGAACTCATAACGTGATGTGCGAGCTTGACAAAAATATGAATATGATAAACGCTCAAAGAGTTAACATGGTTTTGGATACAGAACCAACATGGAACTTTATCGGTCTTGAAGATGCAAGACTCTTTAGTTGGGATGATAAACTGTTTCTTTGCGGTGTGCGTCGTGATTGTTATGATGCTAAAGGTAAAGGTCGTATGGAAATGGCTAATATCGAATTTGTTAACGGTGAATGGACAGAATTATCCCGCCATCCTATTCCAGCTCCAGGAGATGATGGTTCTTATTGTGAAAAGAATTGGATGCCAATACTTGACATGCCTTATCATTTTGTTAAGTGGACGAACCCAACACAAGTTATCAAATTCGACATAGAGAACGGTACGACAGAAGATGCTATTTACGATGCAAGTAAATTTGTAGAAGCTAACAAAGATTTTAGAGGCGGGTCACAAGTAATTCGTATTAACGAGCATCAAAGAATGGCATTCGTACACGAAACAAATCTACTAAGAGATCCGTTTGGGCGTAAAGATGGTAACTACGCTCATAGAATAATCGTGTGGGATAATGATTGGAATATTGTTCATAAATCAAAAGAGTTTCACTTTATGGGAACATATTACGATCATGTTAAAGCTCAAGATTATAATATTGAATTTGTGACCGGTGCAACTATGTACGGCAATGATATTCTCATCTCATACGGGTGGCAAGACAATGCTTCATATATATTACGTATGCCTCAAAATGTGTTTGCTAATTTTCTTTATGGAGAATAGATTATGAAATTTAAAAATATGAAAGTTCTGAATGATGTTGTTTTAGACTACAACAACCCATTTAAAATGTTTGAACTTGCTAAAGAATACGATAAACTTAAGCAAGGCGCTGCAGCATTTGGTTGGTATTTAAGAGCTGCTGATTTCTGTAAAGGTGAAACTTACGAGGAAAAAGAACTACAATATAAATGTATGGTGCTTGGTGCAGCAATATTTGCAAGATCAGAGGCCAGAACACAAACAGTGAAAGGCCTTATTAAATCTGCTATTACTGTTCTCCCTGCGAGACCTGAAGCATATTACTGGGCTGCTAAATATTCAATAGATCAAAGCAATTTTCGTAACGCAATAATGTATGCTAAGATGGGTAAAGATTGTGAAGACGTTGAACCAAACGAAGAATTAGACTATCCAGGACCAGTAGGTTTAGAATATTGTTATGCAATTGCTAAATGGAAATCAGATGGACGTGATGACTCTAAAAATCTGTTCTTTGATTTAAAACACAAACGCAAATTAGATATGCCTGATGAAATGTCTAAAAGTGTTGATTGGTGGATTGAGCAAGTTGGTTACCCTAGCACACTCCCTTATACTCAAAACGAAAAACATAAATACAGATATAAGTTCGATGGTTTAGATACAGTAGTAAAAAACTATTCACGCCACTTCCAAGATATGTTTGTTCTTTCTTTACTGAATGGTAAAAGAGATGGATCATTCGTTGAAATAGGCTCAGGACATCCAACACTCTTTAATAACACTTATCTTTTAGAAAAAGATTTTGGTTGGAAAGGTCTATCTGTAGAATGGTCAGAAAGAATGTGTGCGCAATTTAGCAGAGAAAGAAAGACTAATATTATTCTTGCTGATGCTACGAAGATAGATTACTCTGAACTATTCAAGCAGAATTGTATTGAACAACGAGTAGATTTTCTAAGAATTAACTCTGATACTTCATCTTACAATGTGCTCAAATCTATACCGTTTCATAAGTACGAGTTTAACGTCTTTCAGTTCCAACATAATTCGTGTTGGTGGGGTAATGAAGTTAGAGATGCAAGTAGAGATTTTATTAGAAATCTTGGTTATGTACTATTTGTACCAGATGTTGCAGTCTCAGAAGAGCAACCGTATGAAGATTGGTGGGTTCATCCAGCTTTGATAAACAATAGTATGAAGTCTAAAAATCAAATTAACTTTGCATGGAACTACTTTATGAAGGAGAGAACATGAAACCAGTAATTGTCACGGGCGGATTTGACCCTTTACACTCAGGTCATATCGCTTATTTTAAAGCAGCTAAAGAACTTGGTTCTATTCTATTTGTTGGTGTTAATAGTGACGAATGGTTAACTCGTAAAAAGGGTAGACCATTTATGTCTGTTGAAGAACGTATGGCTATCATTAAAGAGATCGGTTGTGTCGGTCACGTATTTACTTTTAATGACGACGACGATACTGCAATTTGTGCTATTGAATATGTAAAGAAGCAGGCTCCTGGGAATAGTAATATTGTATTTGCTAACGGTGGGGACAGAACATCAGATAACATTCCAGAAATGGTTTTTGACGATGTTAACTTTGTATTTGGTGTTGGAGGCGAAGATAAAAAGAATAGTTCTTCTTGGATTTTAAATGAGTGGGACAAGCCCACGACGAGTAGACTCTGGGGTAAGTACAGAGAATTGGATCAGAATGGACATTGGAAAGTTAAAGAATTATCAATTGATGTTGGTAAATCATTATCAGATCAACGCCATTTTGTTAGATCTGAACATTGGCATATCGTTGATGGTGAATTGAAAATGGATTTAGAATTTACGAATGATTACTCTACATCTAAAGTCTATAAGACCGGTGATAGTATTGACATTCCTACTAAATGTTGGCATCACGCAACAAATGTTGGCGATCGCCCAGTTAAAGTCATAGAAGTATGGATGGGAGATACGCTCTCAGAAGAAGATATTGAAAGAAGATAATATTTTATAGTAGATAAGACTATTCTACCGTGCCTCCCTGGAAGTGTCAACCGTTTTCTTATAAATAATAGAAATAAGTTGAAACAAAGGAGAGAAAGATGGCATTTCAGTTATCACCTGGCGCCAGAAATGGTACGCTCCAGTCACTAGAGACTACAATAGCAGCAAACCCTATCTTAACAATCGCAACCGGTTCTGCACCAGCAGAATGCGCAAGTGCTAACACAGGTAGCATTGTAGCTACCATGGTACTACCTACAGATTGGCTTTCAGCGCCTTCGGGTGGAGTGATCCAGTTGTCTGGCAGTTGGCAAGATCTATCTGCAGATGCTTCTGGTACTGCTGGTTATTTTAGAATTCACCAAAACGATGGAACAGTTTGTCATATGCAGGGTACAATTACTGCATCTGGAGCTGGCGGTGATATGCAATTAGATAACACTAACATTGCCATAGGTCAGCAGATCACAATCACTACTTTTACAATTACTGCTGGTGGCGCATAAAGGACTTACTAAATGTCCGCAAATGGCGTATTCACATCAACATTAGATATTAGTTTCTTTGGAGGTGGTTATTCAACCATCGAAGGAGTAGCTTCTAGCGTTTTCGATTTGAGCTTATCATCTGACGTCTTTAATCCAGTTTACGCTGAATTAAATCAAACGTTGACATTTGATGTTGCAGCTGGTATCGTAACACCTACTGTATATGGTGAATTTTCTGGTACAATAGACTTTAGCTTAAATCAGTCGGCTCGCATAGAGTTCGGCGTACAAAGTTATTTGTATTCTAGTAATAATGAAATTAACTTTACTGCATCTTCTACTGGACTTGTACCCGTATCTGGTATCTCGACTCCAACACTTGAAATATCGTTCTCAGGAACTATGGCTCAGTTTTCTACGTTGGATGGTGCAACAGCGTTTGGTTTCGTATTAAACGGAATTGGACAAAACTACGACTTACTTAATAAATCAAGATTCGGCTCAAACGATGCAGAATTAACTAGATTTGCGTCGAATGAAATAGTAATAAAGCAAGAACCAAACGACGTTAAGATAAGAAATTCTGGCATAACATACGCAGAAGTACGATGACGGTTTTAATAAATAAGAGTAAATACTTGGAGAGAACAAATGGCAGCTAACTTTTATATAAAACAAAACGATACTGCGCCAGCACTTGAAGCGGTTCTTACTGATTCTACAGGCAGAGCAAAATCACTAATTGAAGCTTCACAAATAAGATTTAACATGTCGACAGACGAAGGTGTTAATGTAATTAATTTGGGTACTGGCGCTATAGTCAATGCTACTAAAGGAATTGTATCATACACTTGGCAAACTGGTAATACTTCAAATACTGGTATTCATAACGCGGAATTTCAGGTTACATACAACAACGGTCAGATCGAGAGTTTTCCAAACTCTGGTTACATTAAAGTAATCATTAAAGAAGAGCTGGCGTAAGGAGAAACCAATGGCGCAACCACAGTCAAAAGAAGAATTCCAAGACTATATCTTACGAAAAATCGGCGCACCGGTTATTCAAATCAACGTGTCAGAAGAACAGATAGAAGATCGTGTAGACGAGGCGGTTTCTTTTTGGAGAGATTATCACTATAACGGTTCTCAATTAATTTATCTCAAACATCAACTTACTCAAGAAGATAAAGATAGAGGGTGGGTTCCGTTACCAGCTAAACTACTAGGTATCTCAAAGATTTTCTCTTTCGATACTTCTATTTCTACTGGTACAGGCATGTTTAATGTTAGTTATCAGTTTGTATTGAATAACGTCCAGGATATGACTAGTTATAGCATGCAGAACTATTACATGACTATGCAGCACATCGAATTTATGCAGGAAATACTTGTAGGTAAACCGCAAATACGTTACAACAAACACGTTAATAAACTGCATATTGATACAGATACAAAAAGCTGGGTAGTGGGTAATTATATAGTTATCGAAGCATACGATATTATTGATCCTGACGAATACGCAGACGTCTGGACAGATCGTTGGTTACAAAACTACGCTGCAGTTTTAGTAAGAGAACAATGGGGATTAAACCTAACTAAGTTCACAAACATGCAGTTAGTAGGCGGTGTATCGTTTAACGGAGAACAAATCTTATCTGAGGCTAGGGCGGAACGTCAGCAGATGGAAGAGGACGCAATACGCTCATTGCAACCACTCACCTATAACTTCATTGGATAAATCATGGCAACTAATGCATTCTTCAGAAATATTGATAACACATACGAACAGAACTTAATTGATGATTTAGTAATTGAATCAATTCAGATCTACGGTCTCGACGTCAAGTATGTTACGAGATTGCATTCTAATGTCGACCAGATTTTAAACGAAGACGATCTACCAGTATTCGATAACTACTATGACTTCGAGGTTTATATTAAGAACGTAGATGGATTTGAAGGTGAAGGTGACTTCTTAAGTAAGTTTGGTCTTCAAATTCGTGACTCTATTACGTTTACAGTAGCAATAAGAACTTTTGAACGATTTGTGACACGAGAAAAAGACACTAGATTAAGACCATTGGAAGGTGAAATGATATTCTTGCCGTTAAATGGTAAGATGTACAAGATCCAACATGTTGAGCACGAAAGCATATTCTATCAATCTGGATCACTTCAAGTGTATGACATGCGTTGTGAACTTGCTGAATACTCTGGTGAAACGTTTAACACAGGTTATTACGAGATAGATAACTACTTCGCGGATATTGATACTTCAGCAAACACAGTTACTACTCTTACAGCATTGGCAAACACAGATCCAATTGCACAAAACGTATTCTTTGAAACTCAAGGAGACGATATCTTAGATTTCTCTGAAATGGACCCATTCAGCGAAAACATTTCAATACAGGATTCATAGCATGGCGATTGCAAATTACTTCTATAACTCAACTACGAGAAAATATGTTGCTTTGTTTGGAACTCTGTTTAATCAGATAAAAATTCAAAGACAAGACAATGCTGGAGTCGTGCAAAAAGACATGATCGTACCATTATCTTATGCACCATTTCAGAAAATACTCTCTCGTGTTAGGCAAGATCCCGACCTGATTAACAGTCGTCGCCCCGCTATGACTCTTCCAAGATTATCGTTTGAAATGACGAGCCTTGCTTACGATTCTACACGTAAAATCGGTTCAACACAAAAACTTCTTAAGCGAAATAAAGATGAAACAGATGACGGCAGAGATTTTATATATTCTCCAGTTCCATACAATTTAGAATTTTCTCTATACATTATGACTAAATATGCTGAAGATGCTACTAAAATCATGGAACAAATACTCCCATTCTTTACTCCAGATTTTACAGTTTCTGCACAAATGATACCAGACATAGATCCAATAGATATTCCAATCGTTATGACAAGTGTAACAACTGAAGATCTTTATGAAGGCACGTTTGAAGAACGTCAAGCTATATTATATACGCTCACATTTACTCTTAAAGGTTGGTTCTTTGGTCCGCAAAAAAGAAAACAAGTTATTAAGTTTATAGATGTTGACATGCACAACGGTACTCATCAAAATGCTCCTTTCTTAGAAGGTGTTAATATTAGACCTGGTCTAAGCGCTAACGGTGAACCACTTACAGTCGACGGTGCTCAAGCTACAGCAGTCGCAAGTCTCGTTAATGGTACTGTAAGTTCTATAAAAGTTACTAATTCTGGTGAACAGTACAACGCAAATACAACAGTAACAATTGCAGCTCCTGATGTAGCAAACGCTCAACTTACTGCAACTATAAGCAGTGGTATTATTACAAATATCGGTGTAACACAAGGAGGCGGTTATTTTTCAACTACTCCTACTATCTCAATACCTTTACCAGATGCAACTCCTGCAACGGCAACCGCCACAGCAAGTACTGCAAATGGAGCAATTACTGCTATAGCAGTAACAAACGGTGGTAACTTTTACGACAGTCCGACATTTACTATAAGTCCACCTCCTTCTAAATCGCCTTTGTTTAAGTTTGGAGATGATGCTTTAAACCATGACGATTATGAGGATGTTACACTTCTTCATACTTCAGCCGCTACATTTAATTCTGCAACTGGTTATAAAATACAGTTGTGGATTTATCCTACAGAGTTTCCTGGCGGTAATCCATTCTCTTTACTATTCGCACCTTTCATAAAATTACTCTATAATTCAGATGATGGTCAAGTAAAATATCAATACGGTGGTGGTGCTAGTGTAAACTCAAATAATAACCTAATGCTTAATATGTGGAATCATATTGAAGTTGAACATTCTGGCGCGCAGATTAGAATTAACATAAACGGAGTAAGAGGTACAACTACTACTAAAGGTTCTGGTAACGTGTTATTCCCAGGCCACCTTATTCGTGCGGGAGATGCGCAGGGTAATGAGTCTGTATTTGACGGAGCTAATCGTAGTTTCAGAGGTTATATAGACAACGTAACTTGGGATGTACAAGAAACATTTAACAGCGCTGAAGATGGTAATGTGTATACTGTTCCGACTACTCCTCAGACGGGTAGTATCTTCCAACAAGATTTTGATAAGTCATTACCTTCAGGAACTTTAGTTGTAACTGATGGTTCTGTGTCTGCCATTAATGTTATTGAAGGCGGAGCAGAATATGGAAATACTGTTCCAATTGTAACTATTGATGCTCCAGATAGTAGTGCTTCTGCATTTGCTGCAACCGCGACTCCAAACCTTGTCGCTGGTATTATAGATAGTGTAACTATAGTAAACGGCGGAAGATTTTATGCAAATACACCTGCAGTAAATGTTTCTGCACCAACCGCTACAACTGCTACAGCAACGGCTAACATACTTGCAAACGGAGATGTTTCTTCAATCACCGTAACTAATTCGGGCCTTGGTTATAGAACAAAGCCTTCAATCTTTATTACTTCGCCTGACTTCGGATCAGTACCATACACTGATATTGAATTCGACGACAACTGGGGTATTATTAAAACAATAGTGAGCGAATAAATGAATAATGATAAAATAGCTGAAAATTTGGGCATGAGACCTCTTTCTGAAGTTAGGGAAGAAAAATTAGAACCGCCTTTAATTGAGGATTATAAATTAGAAATAGAAGATCTACCAGTTGAAACTGTAGATGAAGTATCCCAACTTCCTGCTGAAGTCTTAGAGCACGATGATGAAAACCTGCGAGACTTAGAAACTGTAAGATCTAATATTCAAGATATTATGGTTACTGGTCAGGAAGCAGTAAAAGAGATGCTTGAGATTGCAAAACAATCAGAACAACCTAGAGCATTTGAGGTCGTGTCAACTCTTATGAAAACTCTACTGGATGCTAACAAAGATTTTGGAGATGTATCCACGAAGAAAAAGTTTGCAAAAGAAGAAATTAATGCTCCTAAAGAAGCTGCCCAAAACAATGTTACTAACAATAATTTGATAGTATCAACAGCCGATTTATTGAAAATGTTAAAAGAGAATTCTAATGAGTGAAGGCTATCTAGGTAATATTAATCTTAAAAATAGTGGTCAAGAAATTGAGTGGACACCTGAACTATTAAAAGAATATATGAAGTGCGCAAATGATCCAGTATATTTTGCTAAAACATATATCAAGATTGTTCACGTCGACAAAGGCCTTGTTCCTTTCGAAATGTATCCTTATCAAGAAAGTATTACAAAAAAGATTACAGACAACCGTAGAGTTGCTGTACTAACTGCTCGTCAGTCTGGTAAAACGACAACAGCTATGGCTATTATTCTTCACTATGTATTGTTCAATGAATTTAAGACTGTTGCTATTCTTGCTAACAAAGGCGATGCTGCGCGAGAAGTTATGGCTCGAGTTAAACTTGCTTTTGAATCATTACCAAAATGGCTACAGCAAGGTGTTGAAGAATGGAACAAAGGTAATATCGCGCTTGAGAACGGTTGTCAAGTACTTGCTGGTACTACATCGTCTAGCGCTATTCGTGGTAAATCAGTTAACTTCTTGTACCTTGACGAGGTTGCATTCATCGAAGGTTACGACGAATTCTTCGCATCAGTTTATCCTACAATCTCGTCTGGTGATTCAACAAAATTGCTTATGACTTCTACTCCTAACGGTTTAAACCACTTTTGGAAAACTTGTAAAGGTGCTAAAGAAGGTACTAATGGTTACGAATATGAAGAAGTTATGTGGGATGATGTACCTGGTAGAGATGAAAGGTGGCGCAAAGAAACTATTGAAGCTCTCGACCATGACGAGGAAAAGTTCAACCAAGAATATTGTTGTCAGTTTTTAGGTTCTTCTGGTACTCTAATTAGCGGCAAGAAACTTAAAGAACTGGCTCCTTCGATACCAATTCGCCAATCTGAAGGTTTCATACAATACGAAGCTCCTATTCCAGAACGTCAGTATGCTATGTGCGTAGACGTTGCGCGTGGTAAAGGATTGGATTATTCGTGCTTTAGCATAATAGATATAACAGAGATGCCTTACAAACAGGTTGCGGTATATAGAGATAATTTAGCAGGACCTATTGATTTTGCATCAGTTGTTTTTAGAGTTGGAAAATTATATAACGAAGCTGGAATTCTAATAGAAATTAACGATATTGGGGAACAGGTTGCAGATGTTCTTTTGATGGATTATGGTTATGAAAATATACTGTACACTGCAAATAATGGTAGAGCTGGAAAGATGCTCACAGGTGGTTTCGGTAAAAGAGTAGATAACGGCATAAGAACAACAAAAATAGTAAAAGCTACTGGTTGTTCTATGCTTAAAATGCTCATAGAACAAAACCAACTAATAATTCAAGATCAGGATACTATTGAAGAATTAAGTAGATTTTCTAAGAAAAAGAATTCTTATGAAGCTGAGTCTGGATTTCATGACGATTTAGTTATGAATCTAGTACTGTTTGCCTGGATGACAGAACAACCTTATTTCAAAGATATGACAGACATAAATACACTAGTTAAGCTCAGAGAAAAGACAGAGGAGCAGATTGAGGAAGAGCTATTACCATTCGGTTTTGTCGACGTGGGTGACGAGTTTTATTATGAAGACGACGGACTAAGACTGTAGCTATTTAACAGAGTTGAAAATTTTATAAATAGAAATAGTAAGAATAGATAAAACAAGATTAACGCGTTTTCAATACACAAAGGAGAAAAATATGGCTTTTTCCGTAAGTCCTTCTGTTATCGTTCGAGAAGTGGACGCCTCACAGGCAGTGCCAGCCATTGCGAATCCACCAGCCGCTATGGCCGGTGTTTTTAGATGGGGTCCAACTAACGAACCGATACTAATATCATCGGAAAACCAACTCGTAGATCGATTTGGTGCACCAAACAACAACAATTACGAAACTTTTTTTGTAGCTTCAGATTTTCTGTCATACTCGAACGCATTATACGTTGTTCGCGCAGATGACGGTTCTGCTATAGCAGACTCTACAGAAATTGTAAGAGACGGAAACAACGAGATTATCGCTGAATCCTCTACTTACGGAGCTTTCGCGGCTAAGTATCCTGGAGATTTAGGTAACGCTTTAGAAGTTACTTGGGTATCTTCAACTGGTTATGAAAATGACTGGAGGGATGTAGCAGAAATTCCGCAAAATAAAATTTCAAACAGCTCAATAGCTCAAACAGTATCGTTTAATGCGTCTGCTATCTCCTTTGAAGTTGGTAATACCGCACAACTTTCAGCTCTCACAGTGGGAGACGTATTGGTAGTAGGTAACGAGTCTATAGGTTATCAAGAATTAAAAGTTGCTACTTTTACAGAAACAGCAGGCACAGTAACAGAAGGTGTTGGTAACTCAGCTATTACTTATGTTGCTTTGTATGATTATAACATTACTTTCTCAAATAGATACACACTAGCTGAAACATCGTTAAACAAATTAGCTCTTACGAGAAAATGGCAACACAACGCTTCTTTCTCTAGAAAACCAGACGCTAACCACATTCACATATCAGTTATAGATAAAACCGGTGTTATTAGTGGTACTAAAGGATTTATGTTAGAGAAATTTGAAAATCTTTCTACAACTGTTGGCGCTGTATCACCACAAGGCTTAACTAATTACTACGGAACGGTAATCGAAAACTTCTCAGAGTGGGTAAAAGTTGCCAACTCAACAGTTATCGGTACTGCTGCCTCTGCACTTTCAAAATACGAAGTAATGGAAGGTGGAACAGATGCTACTACTGAAACCACAGCTACTTTAGCACACATCGGTTTTGCATTAGATACTCTTAAGAATTCTAATGAAATCGATATTGCTTTCGTTCTTCAAGGTAAAGGCGATGATGCCGCAACAAGAGCAAACTATATTGTTTCTAACATATGCGAAACAAGAAAAGATTGTGTTGCTTTCATCTCACCATCCAAAGAAGCAGTCGTAGATGAACTGAAAATGAATGCTAAGCTTACAAATGCAATTGCATATCGTAATAAAGTTCAAAATTCATCTTACATGTTTGTTGATAGCGGTTACAAATATCGTTACGACAAATATAATGACATGTATCGCTGGACACCATTGAATGGTGATATGGCAGGTCTTGCAGCTAGAGTTGAAGCATGGGAATCACCAGCTGGCTTTAGAAAAGGCGTAATTAAAAATGTTGTTAAACTAGCATTTAACCCGAATAAAACAATGAGAGATGCACTATACGGCGCAGACATTAACCCTGTTATGTCGCAAGTAGGTCAAGGAATTGTATTATTTGGTGATAAGACTGGTCTAGGAATGACGTCTGCTTTCGATCGTTTGAATGTTCGTAGGTTGTTTATCGCAGTAGAAAAAGCTATTGCAACTGCAGCTCAGGGCTTCTTATTCGAATTAAACGATGAGTTTACTCAAACACAGTTTAAAAACATCGTTGATCCATTCTTACGTGACATTCAAGGAAGACGAGGAATTATTGATTACAGAGTAATTAGTGATACCACAGTTAATACTCCTGAAGTTGTTGACCAAAACAAATTCCGCGCAAGCATCTTTATCAAACCAGCTCGTTCTATTAATGTTATCGAATTAACTTTCGTAGCAACTAGAACAGGTATTGAATTTGATGAAATTGTTGGTCAGTTAACGTAATAAATAGAATAAGATAAAGGAGAAACAACATGGCATTCAATATCAACCAGTTCAAGTCAGAACTCGTCGGTGGCGGTGCACGTCCAACGCTCTTCCAATGTCAGATCACAAACCCAATTGCTCCAGAAGCCGATATTAAAGTACCATTTATGATACGAGCGGCAGGCATACCAGAGTCAGTTCTGGGGCAATTTACGGTTCCATATTTCGGCCGTCAGGTCAAATATGCAGGTGATAGGGTGTTTGCAGATTGGAACGTGACTGTTATCAATGACGAAGACTTTGCTATCCGTAACGCAATGGAAGCATGGTCAAATGCAATAAACTCGCATGACTCTAATACTAGAGCCTTGCCACAAACATATAAGTCAACGGGCCAGATTACACAATTCGGTAAAGACGGTTCAATTCTTAGAACGTATATCTTTGAAGGTATGTATCCTATCAATATCGACGGTATTGCTATGGATTGGTCACAAAGTGATACAATCGAAGAATTCGGAATGACATTCCAATATGACTTATGGCGCGTTGAGGGTAATACCGGCGTTCCAACTACATAATTATATAATTAGAAAGTGATAAAATGAAAATTTTTGGTTTTGATATCAAGAGAGAAGGCGACGGGGAGGAGCAATTTGTTCCATCCTCGTTTGCCGAACCTCAAAACGACGATGGAGCTATTACTGTTGGTAACGCAATGGGTGGCTTTTATAGTACGTTATTGGACATGGAAGGTTCAGCTAAAACTGAATCTGAACTAGTAACTAAATACAGAGGTCTTTCCTCTCAACCAGAAATATCTCAAGCTGTTGATGAAATAGTTAACGAAGCTATTAGTGTTGACACAGACGAAAAAACAGTCGAGGTTGTTCTTGACGATACAGATCTTCCATCTAAAGTAAAAACTAGAATAATAGCTGAGTTCGACGAGGTTCTTTCTCTATTAGAATTTAGTAGTAAGGCTTATGATGTATTTTCAAAGTTTTATGTAGACGGAAGAATTAATTATCACATAATCATTGATCCTGACAATGTTGACGAAGGTATCAAAGAGCTACGTTACGTAGATCCTAGAAAACTAAAACTTATTCGTGAAGTTGATAAAAGAGAAAAAGATTTACATTCCGGCATTCCTGTCAAAAAAGTTAAAAGCGAATACTACATGTATTCTGAAAACGGATTTGGTTCTGATAAGAGCGGTGCTCAAGGCGGAACACAAGGATATAGAATTGCAAAAGATTCTATAGCAAGGATTACTTCAGGCCAAATGAACGAAAATAATTCGTTAGTTTTATCATATCTTCATCCTTCTATTAAACCTTTAAACCAGTTGAGGATGTTAGAAGATGCTACAGTCATTTATACTCTTACAAGAGCTCCTGAAAGACGAGTTTTTTACATTGACGTTGGCAACTTACCTAAATCAAAAGCTGAACAGTATCTAAGAGATATGATGGTTCGTCATAAGAACAAACTTCAATATAATTCATCGACCGGTGAAATATCTGATTCTCGTAAAATGATGACCATGACTGAAGACTTTTGGTTCCCACGTCGTGGTGGTGAGCGCTCAACTGAAGTTGATACAATTGCAGGCGGCAATGCTGGTGGTTTAACAGATGATACCAATATGCAATACTTCCAACGTAAACTATATAAATCGTTAAAAGTTCCTATCTCAAGACTTGAGCCAGAGTCAATGGCTACTTTTGGTAGATCGTCAGAAATTACTCGTGACGAGTTAAAATTCAGTAAGTTTGTTCAAAGATTAAGATCTAGATTTTCTGTTTTGTTCACTCAGATATTAGAAAAGCAGCTTGTTCTTAAAGGTATTTTAACACCTGAAGAATTCGCTGAAGTTAAGAATTTAATTCGTTATGACTTCGTTGTAGACAACTACTTTACCGAGCTTAAAGAAGCTGAGATTGTAAGAGAAAGACTTACAACTCTTCGTGAAGTAGAAGAGCACGTTGGCACATACTACTCAAGAGAGTGGGTTCTTAAAAATGTTCTTAGAATGTCTGAAGAAGAAATGGAAGACATGAAAGAACAGATTGAGCAAGAGCTCAAGGAAAATCCACCAGAAGAAGCAGAAGCTTCTGACGAAGAATAACGATAAACAAACGATAATAATGTATAAATATATAAAAGATTAATCAGGAGAAAAATGATGAAGTCATTTAGAACTATTATGGCTGAGGTTGCACAACCTAGATCGCCAGAAGAAAAGAAGTTTAAAGATATGCACTCTTATGAGACAAAGTCTCATCCTGTAGCTCCTGATGCAGTGTTTACAGGTGCAATCGGTGCTGATGATTTGCCAAGAGAAAAAGCTAAACGTAAAGCTGACCAAGATGGTGATGCTAATTACGACAAGCAATTCAAAGAAGGTAAAGCATATGGCCCGACTGGAGTTTCTTATTATGTTCCAGACGGACACGAAGACGAAGTAGATCCTGCAACTGGTAAAAAGAAAAACTCTAAAAAAGAAGGTCTAGATTATAATCCTGCAAAAGGTGAATATAACCAAAAGCCCGGTAAAGAAGTCGGTAAAAGAGTCGGCACGCGTGAAGCAGCTGATCCTGACAAAGAAGAATTAGACGAAATCAGCAAAACAAAGATAGGTCAATATATCAATCGCGCTCATTCTGATAAAGACACTCAGACTAAACGTGCAGGTATCTTTGATAAAAAAGGCATGGATGCTGATAAAGACAAAGATATGTACAAGCAATTTGATAACGCTGATAAGGCTCGTAAGAAAGCTGCAAACAGAACGGCTGGTATTGGTAAAGCGGTTGATAAGTTGACTAGAGAAGAATTAGAGTTAGAAATCAGTGAAGATTTAAAAATGGTTTCTCGTCAAGAACATCCAAAAGGTGGTCACATCGTAACTTTACAAGATAAGAACGGCAAGAAAATTGTTCGTCACCTCAACAAGGGTAAAGTTACTGATATGAAATCAGAAGAGGTTGAACTTGATGAAGCCATGACCAGCAGCAGTAAAATTAAGTTTGACCACAAGCCAGTGAAAAAAGTCAGTAAAGGTTTTTCTGGTCGTAAAGAAGCGGAGCGTCATAATGATCAGTTGGTTGGATCTAGTAAAGCTTCCCAAAAAAGCTACGTTCATAAACATACAGATAATAAATTTTATGTTGTTGATGAAGGTTCAATCAAAGGTTCAGGTACAGATCGTAAATCTGTTTTAAAGAAAGCTTTTCGTTCTGGTGAACAAGATACTCGCCAATTCAATACTCCAGGTGGCGCAGCTACTAATAAACCTAAGCGTGGATCTGATGCTACTGTTAAAAAAGCTTATCAAGCTGGTAGAGATTCTGAACAAGGTGATAGTGCTTACAAAGGTACTCGTCGTTCAAAGCCACAAGATACATTGGGTTATAAGAAAAATGAAGCTGTTTATGAAGGTATCTTGGATAACATCAAGAAAAAAGTTAATGACGTTAGACGTAAAGTTGTAGGTCCAAACCAAGCAGAAAAAGATGCTGCTCGAAAGAAAATGATGGCTAGACAACATGCTAGTACAATGAAGAACATTGGTTCAGCTATGGGTGCCGTTGCTAAAAAAGATAAAGCTGCAGAAGTAGCTAGACTTAAGCAAGGCCTAAAAAATGTTGAAAATCAAAGGAAAGAATCTGTAGATCTTGATGAGACTACTAATTCTGCACTTATGAAGCCAGTGACTACAACTACTCCTGACGGAAAGAAACGTACTGTTATGAAAACAATAAAGAATAACAGTACTGACGACCACGGTCAAGATATTATCAAATCAGAAAGCGGTGTTAATCCATTAATTAAAGCTGTAACCGGTGGTAAACAGAAAATTAAAGAAGCGCTTAAAGCTAATATTCTTGAATCTTTGGCTCAAGCTGATGTTAAAGAGACTGAATAATGGCTTGGGTAGATGTTCCAGGATCAAATGCTATTTGGCAATATGATAATGCTCCTACCCTAGCTACTTTAGTAACTGGTGCAAAAGCTCATGCTGATGACCAATACTATAGAGCAAACGGAACAGTAACTGCTGGTGTTAGAACTTTTACACCAACTGGTGGTAACGCACAATTAACGTACGTTAGAACCAGGAAAAAGGGCGAAACCGCAGTACGCGGCGAGCTAAACAAGAATTACTATGATGCTAAGATATAATACTACGTTCAAAGGAAACCTGACATGATTTTAATTACTGAAGTAACAGAAGATACAGCGGTATCTACAGAGATCAACGAAGAAACTGGGAAGAAAACTCATTTCATCGAAGGCATTTTCATGCAAGGCGATCTTAAAAACCGTAACGGTCGTATTTACCCCGCTGAAATCTTAGAAAAAGAAATGACACGTTATCAAACAGACTTTATTGATACAAAAAGAGCTTTAGGTGAATTAGGACATCCTGATGGACCAGCGATTAACGGTGATAGAGTGTCACACCTTATTACAGAAATGAAAAGAGAAGGATCTAACTTCACAGGTAAAGCTAAAATTCTTAGTACACCTATGGGTGAGATTGTTAAAACTTTCATGGATGAAGGTGTTAAAATTGGCGTATCTACAAGAGGTCTTGGTTCTGTTAAACCAACGGCCCAAGGAATTATGGAAGTTCAAAAGGATTTCCATCTTGCAACAGTTGATATCGTTACAGATCCTTCGGGACCTAACTGTTTCGTAAACGGTATCATGGAAAACACCGAGTATTTTTATAATATAGCTTCAGGTAATTGGGTCGCTAAAGAACCAGTTGAACAAGTTATTGAAGAAATCCAAGCCGTTGTGGAAAAAGAAGTCAGAAAAATCGTTCATAAAATTGATGAGAGCGTTGCTTCTGAACTATTTCAACGGTTCGTAAACGGATTGAAAAAATAAAACACCGTAAAGTAAAAATATTATAAATAATACTCATATAATAAGAGATCCAATAAAGGAGTAGAACATATGTCAAATGAATTAGACGAAAAGTTCGTAGCTGACGACGGCGTTTCTTCAGTAGAAGAACCGGCGACACCAGCAGGCGGCACACCACCGAAAAAGAAAGCGGATGTTAAGAAAGCAGTTGATCCAACTGCAGACAAACTAACCGTTAAAACACCAGGCATGAAAGAAGACGCTGTTGACGCAGAGTCTGATGAGATTGTTGAAGAAGTTATCGATATCCAAGAGTCTATTGCGACTATGTTTGAAGGCATGGATTTGTCTGAAGAGTTTACAAGCAAAGTAACTATGGTATTCGAAGCTGCAGTTAACGAAGCCGCTACTACTAAGGCGAACAAAGTAATTGCCGAAGAAGTAGAAAGAATTGCTGGCGAAATGCACGAAGCTGCAGATGAGTCAGTAAGTAAAATTGTCGAAAATCTCGACTCATACCTTGACTACGTTGTAGAAGAGTGGATGACAGAGAATGAAGTAGCTATCGAAGCTGGTATCAAGGTTGAAGTAGCTGAGTCCTTAATGATAGGTCTCAAAGGTTTGTTTGAAGAGCACAACATCGACGTAAACGAGGAAACTCTTGACGTAGTTGCAGCGCTTGAAGAAGAAGCCGCTGAAGCAAAAGAATTTGCGAATAAAGCAATTACAGAGAATGCAGAACTTAAAGCTGCAATCGCTGAAGCTAAAGCGCATGACGTATTCTTGGAAATGGCAGAAGGTCTTACTCTTGTTGAGCAAGAAAGATTTAAAGTACTTTCAGAGAAACTTTCTTTCGCTGATGTCGACACATACAAATCAGATCTCGAAACACTAAAAGAGTCTTTCTTCAAGAAAGCAAAAACTGTAGTGGAAGAGGTATCTGATGAAGAAGAAATCATTACTGAAGATACAGAAGTAAAGAAAACACTTTCTGAGCACTCTTCTATTAATGCTCTTTTATCGGCTTTAAACACGAAGCAATCATAATCGCAACCAGATGAAATACTTAACTTTTATAAATACATCTAGTAAAATAAACTCACAAGGAGATAGAATCACATGACTCAGTCAAACTATCAGATGCTCGTGGAAAAATGGGGCCCAATTCTTGAGCACTCTTCTTTCGCGCCAATCGATTCACAACACAAGAAAAGCGTAA